GCTCGTTCCTCCTCTAGCTTCTGTAATTTACTGGTTAATTTTAAAAATTTACCAAATAATGAAGAATTTTCTTTTCTTAAAAGATATATCATTTCTTCATTATCTTTGATTTTAGATTTTACTAATTTAATTTTCTTCTTTATTTCATTTTTATCTTTCATTTTATTCCTTCTTTCTACTCACTTTGTTCGTATAATTACTTCGACTAAAGTCTTCGTAATTACATATTTTTCTTTATACTTTATATATAATTAGATAATCTAACATTATCTAATTTAATAAACGATTACGGGCAAAACTCTATGTTTTGCTATTCATACGTTCAGTGAATACTTTTGGACGTATTCGCTTCACTACTTCATAACTAATGTTGATTATATTATTTAGTAGTATTAACAAATACTTCGAACCAACCTTTAGGTTGAGTGAGAATACGAACCAAACTTGTTTGGTGAGTATCTTATATTTCATTCACTTCGTTCATGATATTTACTTCGTAAATACGATTTTTTATATTAACTAAGTAAACTAAAATACATTATAGGAGAAGGTACAGCCCCCATTATATGGGAGCTAGTACCTTTGGTACGTAATCGAAACTTCATAATAAATCTATTAAGGTAGCCCAGGTGTAGCTTTACCTACCACTCAGATGAGTTTGTTTCGACAGCCTTCTACGACGGGACAAAATCTGGGAAACTTGCACGACGAATAGCCCCCCTCTAACGGCCAGATTACCGAGTCGCAAATTCGGTTCCGTTGTTTTTAGTTGGTGTTCGCCTCAACAGATTCAATATGTAGTTGTATTTTGCCGAGCAAAATATATATCCAATACATTCGACATACATAGGGCAACCTGAGTTTTCAAGACTGGTCTTCCTTCGTGCAATACGTATGCTAGCTACGATTGTATTGAGTTATAATTATGCTGTATAACATTTTCTACGTTTTGTTTTTAATACGTCAGAAAATTTTTTATGCTTACTGCAAAACATTTGTGTACCATGTTTAGAGTAAGAACAAAACTTACAGCCTTTACAGTATTCTTTTTTCTTTTTTCTATGTATGTACTCTATCGTTCCACACATAGAAACTCCTTGTGTTCCTTTAAATCTTTTTCCCATAATAGTTTTTCTTTCTTTTTACATTTTTACTCTTATAAGTGAAGTTATATTCAATTATAAAACAAGTCTTCGACATATGCTCTACGGCCACATCAACTTGTTTAATGTCATTATATCACTCATAAGAGTTGCTGTCAACACTTAAAAGTGAAATTAATGATGAAAACTTGATGAAGAAAATTTTATTCTTCATCTATAGCCCTATTATACCACAACTTCACCTGTAAGTCAAATTCAATTTTTGATTTTAGGCATAAAAAAAGAGGGGGCATATTGCCCCCATTAATTGGTATACATTTTGACTAGGTTATAACGTGCATAGTACGTTGGGTCCTTGTCAGTAATGTCATATTTAGCACCATATATAAATTTACCATTACGTTTTTCTACACCTACTTCGTGATGGAATTTACCAGCACGGAAGTTTTCTTGTGCATAAACATCAAGTTCATGTCTATCTGGTACTTTTACATCAAATGTTACTTCCGATGTTTGATTCATGACTACTTTGCCATCTTCGAATTGTTGCGTTTCGTTTTGTTGCAAGTTAAATTGTTGTTTTTTACCATTTACTTTTACTGTTACGTGAGGTTGTTCGATATTAGCTTCAACATCTGTATCCTCGGTAACATACGTTGGTATATTGTTTTTATATACCAGTTCTTTTTCTTTTGGAACGTATGCAAATGTAGTTTTTGTTTGTTGTGTACTTTTTACATTCGCTATTTTCGTTTGTACGGGCGTTTTAGGTTGGTCCATGATAGTTTCCCTATGGAACATTCTATACCCACCATACAGAGCCACACAGACCCATAGAATCGCAATTATAAAAACTATTAACCTCAAATTAGGCTTCACATAGTTCTGGGTGATATTGGAAATAAATTGCTTTACCACGAATAATGTCACCACCTTCTCCGTCCTCCTGTGGAAGTTTTAATAAGTCCCAACGCATATCTGGGTCACTATCATGAATACCATATCCATCAATATCAGCCCATTCAGCATGCGTTTTTACTCTATCGTATACGATGTCCCAACCCTTAGCTTTACATATCTTATATACGATTTTAGCCATCGTATCCACTTGTTCATCAGTTGGTGGCTCCGTACCAAACTTAACTGTGCCGTCCGCCCAAACTCCAGCGTCAAAGCAACAAGACAATGAAATACCAATATTATTAGTGTTCCTATGCCAAGTATGCTCGCAATACACATCAAGATTATCGTAATCAGAATAGATTGTACCATCGCCAAGAATGTTAATATGATAGTGGTCAGAAGTGTCTTCATAGTGGTTCGCCCCCCAATGCAGAGTGATTTTATCTGCATGGCATACACTAGCCATGTATTCAATATCGTTTAATGTATATTCCATATAACCTCCAATAAAAAGAGAGGAACCCTAATCGAGTTCCTCTTCAAAACCAGCGAATTTATCTGCTTTTTCTTTATTTTTAGCTTTACTTGCTTTTGTTCCGTAATGTTTCAATTTGTCTGAAGCAGACATATCCAATGCTTTTTTAGCGTCAGATATATTTTTCTTTGTAATATTCATAGCTTTAAGTTCTTCCACACTAACAGATTTTGGGTCATTAATGTATTGGTAAATTAATTGTTTCTTCGATGATTTTTCATTTTGTGAGTTAGCATAATTGATAGAACTCATATCGCTATTAACTGAATCTAAGATTGGTCTAAAACCTAACATTTTAAGTACTCGTTCCTTATCGCTGTAATCACGAGTATCAACGCCTTTAGTCCAGTCGTGTTTTTTACCAGTAGCACCTTGGTAATAATTAGCAAAAGCTGGGGATAAATCATGGGCCATACCAAGAATGATGTTGTTTGCAGTATTATGGTTTTTAATGGAATCCATCATATTACCTAATGTACCGAAGGTAGGACCGAAGAAATTATCCGTTGGAACTAAGTCACCTACACCAATGTTACGGCTAAAGTCTGCACCGATAGTAGGAGCTGGTAAACCGTACATAGCGAGTAATGCTAATTGTTTTTTAGCTTTGTCATTGCCAGCCCATTCCATAATTGTTTCTTTAATACTATCTGTAGCTTTTTTATTGTTAATCCATTCAGCAAATGGGTCAGCTAATGAAATACCAGGGATACCCATGAGACCAGCCATTGTCATATAAGAACCTAAGAAACGAGCCATTTCTTTTTTGTTACCGCTCTTCATAATGTCATACATAAATTCTAATTCTTTTATTGAGTATTTCTTGAATTGTAGAATAAGTTTACCTAGTGTCCCGTATTTGGTAAATAATTGAGAAGCATCTTTATCTGAATAGTCAAAGTTTGTTTCTCGTACGAAATCAGAAGCAATATGTTCTGCTTCAGTTTGTGATTTACCTTCTGCAATCGCTTTTCTAAATGCGTGTAGTGCGGCTACACGTCTTGTATATTTATCCATTCGGTTAAACATATCCATTGATTTTTCGAATAATTTACCTAATTTAACTTTGCCAACTTTCATATTGTAAATACTTTTTCTATTTTTTAGTGATTGAGTTTCCATGGCCGTATCTTGTAAATTTAAACCAATGTTGTTGAACATTCTACGTTCAGCCATCGTAATATTCTTTGTATTAGGTCCAAACATAGTAGCGTCACGTACAGCTTGAGCAAAGTCTTTAGTGTAACCTGTTTTAGTTACAATGTTCATCAATGCACCAAGTTGGGCAAGTGCCGCTGTAGGTCTAAACAAACCAAGTTTAGCGACTGTAACCGCTTCCATGCTACGATTCATTAAATCAGTAGCGAATGTTTCACCGTAATGCTGTTTAATCCAGCCGTCGCCAATGAGTTCGTTTACTGTCCTGTTGATTGTTTTATCTGCATTATTAGGAACGCCAATTACAGAGGAAATGAAGTTGTGTAATACATCTTCTACGTCACGTCTAGCACCTTCGCCATTACGACCGAATTGAGAAGCGTAATCTGTGCCAATTACATCACGATATAATGATGTAGATTTATGGTAGAACTCATTTGTTGGAATGAAATGAGCTTTATATCGTAGATAGTTTTCAATGTTACCAAATACATCTGGGTTAGCACCTTTAGCATTAGTACGAACATTGTTGTATTTATCTTTACGTAAATTACCATAGCCAAGTAATAGATGGCCAATTAAATCTTGTCGTGTAATCACGTCACGGCGTCTAAATAATTCGTCTAAGTTTGCGTATTGTAACTCTTGGTTTAACTGTTTACTATCAATACCCAAATCTTTTTGTTTCTTTTTATCTTGAATTAGGTCCATTAATTTTTCACGAGTTACGCCATCTTTTTTATTTACGAATTCGTCAATGATTTTATTTAAGGCTGGGTAAGAATGAGAGATACGTGCAAAACGTTTTTCTTGTTGTTCTCTACTCTCGCCTTCGTATACGATATCGTCATATGCAGATTCGTTTGAACCTTCGTAAATGTCAGAACTTACATTCTCATCATATCGAGGATTACGTTCTGTAATAATAATACGTAAATCTTTATTAAGTTTTTTATCTTTTACGTAGTGTTCTGCGTCACGATATGTATGGAACGAAGCAATCTTTTCACGTTTTTCGTATACGTCACCTTTATCGTCTGTGACTTCTCTGGCTAAATACACTCCGTATCGACTATGTAACATAGGTACGTGACCCCATAATTTGCGTGGCTTATGTTCTGGGTCAGCACCGCTTGCTTGCCAAGCTTTAACAGAATCGTTAAATACTCTGTCGTCTAGGTTACGCCAAGCATTATATGCTTGCAATACCTTTTCATTATACCCTTGCTCACGGATAGCTTTATCACGTAATGGAAGAGAAGCTTTATGAGCTTGTTCCCATGTAGCGAATGGTTTCATAGCTTTGTCACTGGCAAATACACGGAAATTACCATCTTTGTAATCCATGAAAGCATGTTTACCTTGATTTTTAAGTTCGTTATAGATATTTTTTGCGTCTACTTCGTCTTTGAATTCTCTAAAGGTATCGTTCATATCAAGATTAATGTATACTTCTTTATCACGAACCATTACGCCAACTGGTTGCACAAATTCACGTCCAAGGTCAGTAACTTGTTTAGCCAATTTATTGAACGATTCAATATTATCTTCTCCGAGGTTAGTTTTAATTTTATCCAATGCTTTCAGATATACTCGTTGTAATTTATCTGCTTTTACTTCGGCTTCTGTTGCCCAGTGGATAATTGGCTTCATTTGTGGAATGTATTTTTCAATCATTTTGATTGGAGAACGTAACCACTTTTTAAATGTATAGCCAGAGATATTACCTTGTTTTGCGTCACGTGTTTCAAATGTGATATTGTCGTCTTCTTTTTTAAGTAGTTTTGCCGCTGCTTCAGAGAAGGAAGGCAATGCCTTGGCAATAGGGTTAGCTTCTTTGCCCTTTTGGTATAAGATAACGTCTTCTGGTGCTTTTTGTTTTTCTAACTTGACAATTTCTTTCATGATATATTGAGCTTTATTGTCTACATCATCAGTAATTGTAATGATAGGAATACCACGCATATTAGCACCACGCTCAATATACGAATCTAATTGTTTATAATTGGTTTCGTCTAAAACAATATATTTAATGTCATTGATATTTAATTCATGTAATTTAGCTTCGCCATATCCAGTACCAAATTGTTTTAAGTCTTGTCTTAGTCCTTCGATTGCTTTTCTTGTTTGTTCATCTAGCTGTTGACCACGTGTTACTTTTCTATATCCTTCTTCAATACTATCGCCTTTTCTCATACGATATAGAGTATCAATGATAGGTTTGATAGTTGTACGTGGTTTATCCATATCGTCATAGAATGATAAAATATCATTGTCATATGAATCTTCTAGTATACGTAGCTCATGTTCTTTAAGTACTGGTCGAATATGTTTATCAATGACTTTCATAGCGTCCAGTATATTGATTGGCTTATTACGAGCATTTGATACAGAAATTTTATTACTTGATAATCGCTTAGGTTCGTCACTAACAAATGCTAATGCTTTGTTTACTAATCGAGTACCATCAATAGCCATACCACCGTATTCGTTTGGTGAATCATAGTTGTTAATTGTCTTCGTGTACATATCTTGTGTACCAAGTACGTAACTATCTTTTACAACTTGTTTAGGGTCTAATACGAGTGCGTATTCACCATACCCATCAAGAACACTATCATATGCGTCCTTACCTAACGAATATGAAACACTAGGTTCGATAAGCTTGCCTTGGTGGAAAGATTTACGAAGATATCCTGTACTTTCCCTGTGTAACATAATAGCGTAGTGTTCTTCTGGGTGTTCTTCTCTATCTTCAATTAGTGGTTTTGGATTTGTGACTTTAGAAGCAGACTCAAATAAAGCCCCTGTGTGAACAGGAGCTAAATTGCCTTGTAAGGTATATGCTAATGTTTCTTCTAGGTTACCTCTTTCACCTTCGTAGATTACTCGCATTAAACTACCTTCGTAAGGGATATTAAATTTTTTGTCTAATTCTTTTGCTTGCCATAACAAAGATAATACGATATCTTCTTTATCTTTAACAGATAACTTTTCATTACCAATAGTGTCTTTAACTCTATTGATAGTTAAATTTCTTATTTCAAATAAAGTATCCTTAGTTGTATTATCAACTACATTTTTTGCAGAATCCCACGCTCGAAGTAATCCCCGCTCGAAGTGAGGTCGTTGCGAAACGGGATTAGCTCTCGGAAGTCTTTCTTGATTTCCTCTATCGTGTGGTATTGCTTGTCCTTGTCGATGAAGCTTCTCCCGTCCACTATGTAATTCCAATTGAGTTGATTCCAATCGACTACCTTGGCGTTGAATTCCTTCTCCGCTACTTCTGCTAGGCATATTCGTGCCACGCATATCGCTATCTTCATTTGCATACTCCCTAGAGAGAAGTGCTTCGTTTTGTTGAGTGGATAGAACTCGTTCATGTAATCCACCACTTTGCGTGCCATCATGCTCAACTCGCCCTTCGGACATTTCATTTCTGTTAGTATTCGGTTGACTAAAGTTTCGATATCCATCAATTTCCTCCTTAATATAATCTGCTATTGAACTAGCAAAATTCATCACTTGTTTTGTGGAACCAGCGTTGTTTAAGTAGTCTCTAAGTGCCGCATGAACCAATTCATGTTGGAAAGAGGTACTACTACTATTGATTCTATCTTCTGGAATATAAATTACACCTAATGCAGAGTTGTATTGCGGTGTTTCGCCAGCGTCAGTTACTTGAATTTCGATGTGTTTTGCCTTGTTAAGGTAATTTATAACTTTTTGGTATTGGTTACCTAAACGGCTTTTTAAAGCACCAAATAACACACTTGCTTGTTGAGGTGTTAGGTTATCAGATGTATTTAATCCACGGTTGATAATGTCACTCAAATCGTTCGTATTAACGGTTTCTGTTTGTTGTGTTTCTGTAGTTTCTTCTTTACCTTTTTGATAAGATAAAGGGTCTTCTAATGCCTTTTCAACCGAAATGTTTTTAGGTCTTAACAACACTTGTCCGTCAAGTTCATCAATTACATATTCACCTTTTCCGTACAATTTGTCAAGTGTTTTTTGCAAACCAGCTGTAGAATCTGTATCGAATAACAGCGAACCTGTATCAGAGTTAGCTATAGCGGTTTTCAAGACTTTTTCTTTTGCGTCTTGAACAGCTGATTTTGTTGCATAGTCTTTGAGTGTAGATGAACTTTTCCCATCAAAATGTGTCGAACTAAGCATTAATTCTGCGTCAAATGATACTTTACCATTGTTCTCAGTTTTATTTGTAATACTATCTGTATCAACGCCTATATTTTCCAATGTAGCTGTAATATCAGTATTTGGTTTAACATTTAATTCAAAATGGTATACGTCTCTATCGTCTGTTGGTGTTACCTTGCTAAGGGTAATAGGAGATTGTTTGTTGATACGATTTTCTTTGCGTTTATCTTCTTTAATAACTTTTGGCTGTTCTACGACTTCATCTTTCTTTTCAAATCCTGTTTTAAAGTATTGTTTAGCAAATGCAATTAATTTATCTTTTTCATCAAATGGCGTTTTAGTTAAACCATCTTTACCATCATACATCTTCTTATTGCGGTCATCTCGAATACGATTACCTTCTAAGCCAAATGATTGTTTAGGGAAAGAACCAGCGATTGCATATACTAACTGTTTAACTTTAGTTGGATTAGATTTGAAGGCTTGGATTGGACCACCAGCACCTTCGATAAGGTTTTCGTATTCTTTAATTAAGACTGTTTTGATAATCTTATTACGTTCACCATCTCTAAATGATGTAACTGGTTGACCAAGCTCTTTACTTAACCATTTGAATACGCTCTTATCAATAGCTGAAGGAGTTTTAAAGATAGCGTCTCTAACATATGCTGGGTGTTTAATTTCGCCATTTACATGTGCTTCTACCATGTTTGCAGACGTATCATTTTTATGTTGAGGTATTTCAAAATTATATTCTTTTGTATCTCCTAAGTGATTGAAGTTAAATTTGTCAATTTGTTTTTGAATCTGTTTGGCTTCGTTTTGATACCCTTGGTTAGTGACTTTTTCTGCATCTAATTTATTTTGGAATTTAGCAATACGGTCACGAATAATTTGAGCTTCTTTTTCTTTGCCTTCTGGTGAGCGGTCATGATTTTTAAGTTCTCCATCTTTATTGGTATTATAGCGAACCATTTCAATCATTTTACGCAACTCTGGTTTATATTTGTTATTAGCATTTTTCTCTAAATGAGATAAATACTTAATTGCTTCTTGTGGCGTAATTTTATTTTCTCGTAAACCAGCTAACGCACGTTCACCTTCAGTTTTATCATTTTTATACGGGCCACGTTTTTTAGTTTCTTTAACTGGCGTAGCTTCTTTTTCTATTTTCTTTTCTTCTTTTTTGATAACTTCTTTAGGTTGTACTTTTTTAGCTTTTTCTACGTCGATAGATTGTGCTGTAATAAGAGGTTTAAGCTCTGGGTTTTCAGCTACTTTAGCTGAGATAGAGCCCTTTTTAAATGAAGGTTTTACCTTAGCGTTAGCTTGAATTTTAGGTTTTTCTACCTTAACTTGTTTCTTAGCCTCTGCAATTTGCTCACCATATACTTCGTTCATTACCTTGTTATATAGGTTTTTACTATTCTTTTTGAGGTCTTTAAGAATGTCATAACGATGAATTGGCTTGCCCATTTTACCAAGTTCAACTAATTGATTAGCTATAACTTCTCGTGTTTGTTGAATTTTTTCTTTATCACGTGGGTCATTTTCATCTAAGTTTTTAAAGGCCTCTGCATATGCTTGGTTAGCTTTAATTACGTTAGCATTATCAGCACTACGTTTTAATAAGCCTGTTTTATCGTTATTCTTCTTACCTTCCTCGATGGAACGAACATGATTTTGAATATCCTTCATTTCTTGTTCATAATAGTTTTGTGTATTAATACCATTCTTACGAAGATATTCATAATCTTTGCGGACTTTACGTCCGTATTTTTTATCAGCTTCACGTTCTGCGATAGCTTTGCTAATGCGATAACCTGTTTCTTCCGCTCTATCACCATATAAAGGGTCAAGGAAAGGTTTATTCACAGAATCTTTATAACGAGAAGAATATGCTTGTCTATTTTCTTTTTCTCGTTGTTGTGCTTGTTTTGCTTGTTGACGTCTACGTGCGTCAGCTTCCGCTTTCTCAACGGCAAGATTTGTATCGTTAACGTTTTGACGAATAGGATTATCAGACAATAAGTCTTTACGCTGTGTGTCTGATAGTTTATATCCTACTCTATCTGCACGTTCAACGATATTTTTTCCGTCCATAGGGTTGTAGTTATCTACGTCATTTTTCTTACGTAGAGTAGATACTAAAGTAGATGAGGCTTCGTGTGCTTCTTTCTTTGTGAGACCAGCGTTCATGAAGTCGTCCATATACATATTATTAGTAAGCTTTTTAGGATTTGTTTCGTCTGTAGAATTATCCCATAAATCTACGATACGATTTACTGTATCACTAACAGCTTGTTGTTTATTCGCAATATCAGCGTCAGAATATTTATTCTTTTGAAAACGTGCTGTCATAGTGTCTAGCACGTCATCGTAATCGCCACGTTCCTGTGGCGCTAATTGGTCTGGTACCATTTCTGACAAGTCTGCAATGCCATCAACATCAGTATTGTCCTCAATACTACGAACAGCAGATACTGGTACCTCTACGTTTCCGTATACATCATCTTCTGTGTCAATATTATTAACGTTGTTGATACTTGCGGTATTGTTCAGATTTGTTTCTTGTGGGCTACTGTCTATACTGTCTTCTATAGAGACAGAAGGATTAGAACGAGATGAAGCCCAGCCACGACCAGTATTTACAGCACCACCAATACCACCTAACATTAATGAACCAGCAAATGCGTCTTTGCCTTGGCTCATCATTTCATCAGTCCATGTACGTGGGTCATAGATATGTACGTTAGCATAGTCTGGGTTACCTAATGCTTGTTCTTGAATTTCTTGTTGCCATGCTTCAGTTAAACCTTCGCCAGTGGCACCAATCATAGCATTACCAGCCCACGCACCAGCTGTTTTAGCTAGTACTTTGCCACCAGTACCAACAGCCATAGCGGCTGAAATACCTTTCATTGGCATGCCTAGTGAGATTTTATCTGAAGCATAGTTTAATACAGCTGGGGCCCAGCCATCTTCAAAGGCTTGGTTACTAGCGTCCCATGCTTCGTTATAGTCCATACCACGGCTTAGACCAGTCATGTATGTATCACCAGCGTTACTAGCGTTTTCGACTAGACCACCGACTGCAATACTACCAGCTGTTTTAGCGGCTTTAACGCCATAACGAATTGCCTTAGACCCTTCGTATGCTCTAAGTGCAAATTTACCAACACCTGTTAATGCACCTACAACGCCACCAGCAGTAGTACCAACACCAGGTACGATAGAACCAATAGCGGCGTCAGCGGCGGCTGATGTAGCGACATCAGTAGCCAAACTAGGAACAGATGAACCTAAAGCTTGAGCGGCCTGATTAGCACCATACCATAAATATCCATCTGTATCTGCATTTCCTGTATAAGCATTACGAGCGGCTATATCACCCATTTGATTAGCACTATACATAGCCTCATTAGCTAACCAGTCATGACCATTGTTTTTAGCCCAGCCAGATAACTCACCAAATAGTCCGCCCATAGAACCAGCCAGACCAGATTGAAAGCTGTCAATTAAACCATCGTTCTCGCTTGGAATATAGCCAGAATCATCGAGGGCTTGTTTACGCTTCATGGCATTGTATTGAGGACCATATGCAACGTTATATAGGTTATCGCCTAGCAACTGTCCTAAAGTAGGCATTTAATCACCCCTCCTGTATAAATAATCTATTCTTTTTTGTTCAGTTTATCAATGATGTCTTGGCTAGTGCTGTAATCCAATTTATTACCGCTACTTGAATTTTGCATATGATTAATTTGGTATGTATAATCATTCCCAGCTCGTCGTAACATTTCCATTGAATATGGGGTTGCTTCTGCTGAACCTAATTGTAGAATTAAGTCACCATATCGACGATTTAGTTCATTGACATCATTTTGAGAGAATTGTTCTTTATCTGCGTTTTCGGATAAGTATTCACCAAATCCGCTTAATTGTTTATCAACGTATTTATCGCTACTGATAAGGCTAGAACTACTACCGCCACCAGAGCGACCCCTGCCACCAGCACGAGCGGCTGTAGCGGCGGCTCTAACTGCCACCATGTCTCGTTGTAATTGACGTTGTTTTTCTGCTTCAGCGGCCTTAAATGCACGTTCATCAGCAAGTAATTGGTCTTGCCGTGCGAATTGCAATCCCATTTTAGCCATGTCATTTTGTGACATATAACGTCGTGCCATAGGGCTTAAACTTACGCCAAGAGCTTGGCCTAAACTTGCAAGCATTTCTGCGTTAGAGCTATTCTTACTATTAGCAATCATCTGTGCCAATTGACCAGCACCAGTTAATTGAGTTGATTGGTTATTTAGTTTAGCCTCTTCTTGTGCCTTGGCAATCGCTGATTGCATAAGTTGTTTATCACTTTGAGCATAGAAAGGAGACGCTAGTCTACCACGTGCTAAGTGATGTGCTTGTGTTGATAATGCACTACGTAATGCGTCATCACCAGCGGCTGATACATTTTGCTTTGGTGCATTAAGAATACCCATAACTTGACCAAAGTCAATTTGCTCTTTTGGGTCGTCTAATTGGAATTGAGCCGCTAAATTAATAGGCGATTTACCTTGTTGAGTGTAGTTAACAGGGATATTAGAACGTCCACCGCCACCGATTGATTTAACATAATTACGAGTTTCTTCAATTGGAATGGTATCTGGCGAACCGTCCCAGCCATTACTAATCCAGCTATCAACATTACCAGGACCAGCGTTATACGCCGCCAAGGCTTTAGTTATGTCTCCACCATACTTTTGCAAATTTTGGGCGATGTATTTAGCACCGCCCATTGCACTTTGGTATGGATTTGTCATGTCTTCAATGCCTAAGTCTCGTGCTGTATCTGGCATTGTTTGGAACAAGCCTGTAGCACCAGCAGAGCTTACGGCAGTTGGGTCAAAACCGCTTTCTTGCCGAGCTACACGAGCAAGAAGGTCAGGGTCTACACCAGTACTATTGGACGCTTGAATAATAGCGTCTTGGATATTACTAGGCACATTCCCGTATTGAGAAAAATCCATAAACCCTCCTTATCCAAGTAAACCAGGCATATTCGCTTTGTATTGATTGTATGTTAAGTAATCGTTATCATGTAAGCGTTTGCCAGCGTTGATATCCTTATATTGATTCCAGTAATCTTGTTGTTTTAATAGACCAGCGTTAATACCTTCTGCATTTGTTGGGGTCAAAGCTGGGCCATTATAACCCATTGCCGATAGTTTAGCATTACCACTAGCCCAGCCAGTACTATCGCCTTTATCAAGCCCCATCATTGCTTTTGTTTGGTCTAAAAAGCCGTTATATTTATTTGCTTCGTCGTTAGCAAATTCATTATCTTGGTTTTTGGCTTCGCCACGTGCCATACGGTTATCTGCTAGTAAGCCTAACCCACCAGCTACTGCATTACCAAATTGGTACCATGGGTCTGATTTTGGGTCATACGGAATGTATAGCATTAAGTTCCTCCTCGTTAAAACCTTCTACAACAATGCCGTTTGCATAGAACATATTCGAACCAGTACAAACTAATTCATATACTGGCACGATACGACCAGCTTTAAAATCAATGATATGTTCAAAGCCACTATCAGTAAGTACTTCCATACCTTCTTCAAGTTCATCAATAGCTTTGAGACCATCACGTGTCCATACTGTTTGTGTATGAGTTGTTTCTAATGAATGGTTATCTGTAACCAAGTGCATAGTTTCTCGTTCTCCACATTCAACTACTTTAAGCACTTTCTCAATACCGTCTTTAGCCACAACAATATCTCCCTCATTAATTTCGTTAATAGGGATATAGCCATAGTCCGTTTCAATTTCAACTTCAGCTGGAAAACAAGCTAGATAAGCACCAACGCCTTGCATTAAGCCACCAAAGAAACCAGAGCCTTTTTGGGTTACATAACCACGACCATTGTTCATTTGGCTTGTAGCCTGTAATGCGTCTGTGTTTGATTTGTTTTGACCTTGAGCCAATTGTAAATATTGTTGAGGATTTGCAAATGAGTACATATTTGCTTTGTGAGCCAATTCCAAAGGATTGAGTGCAAATTGATATTTTTGGTCCAACAACCCTTTTTGCGTATTGAGGTCTTCGCTGTAATCCTTCGACATTTGAGCGGCGATATTTTTTTGCATATCGTTTGTTGCTGAGTTGAGTCGTGAGCTATCCACAATACCTTTTCTAGCCATGGCTGAGAGTTGCTGGCCCATCGTATTTTCGTAAATACGATTAAAATAATTTGTTTTAGCATTGGCATATGCGTCTGGTAATTTACCAGTTGCTAATTCAGCTTGTTCTTTACGTAGGTTGTCTACATCGTTTACAGTTTGACTATAAATAGATGACCAGTTAGGGTTAACTACGTCATCTAGTAATGCGGTACCACGAGATACAAGCTGGTCTATACTCGGTTGAATTGAAGCTAAATACGCTTGTTGTTGGCGTAATAGTTGTTTTTCTTCCTCGGATAGAGGGCGTTCATGATAAGAAGAACCACCTTTTTTACCCATTAATTAACCTCCCTTACGAAGTAATATTGCCATTGTCCACCTAAGAATTTTTTCTCTTTTAAGGTAGACTTAGTTAATCGTGCGTATGCTTTAGGATTGTGAGGAGTAATTGTTGACACTCCTTTTAACCCTAAGCGTTTTGCATAAGCTTCCATAGTAGGAAAAGCTTTTTTAAAATCTATACTAACGGGACCACATTCTAAATATTCTCCACATACGCCATATGTAAAGAAAGAACCGTCCTCGAAAATGTGAATAAATGGATACCATTCTAGGTCCCAATCGTCCCAGAAATTACCCATTTTCTTATTATATTTTTTAATCCATTTCACAATGTCTTCGTCTTTAGCCATGTGACATCTCCATATAAAAAAAGTGGCACCCTTTTCAGAGTGCCGTTATATTATCCATATGGGTTTCTATTTGATGACCCTGTTCCTTTTAGGAAATCATCATGTTTACTACTTCTTTTTTTAGCTCCGAAACCAGAGTTGCGTCGTCCACCACCAGAAGAACCTTGGCTTACTAAAGCCTCGTTTTCTTTCACAATGTCAAATGATACGAACTTAAAGACAATATTGCTGTCCGTTTCAAATTTAAACTGTAGCTTTGGCGAACGTATTTGACTCTTAAATTCTTTTTGTTGCTCTTCGGTAGTCCATGAATGATGAATTACAGTATCATTAATAGAAATATCACCGCTACCAGCGGTATCTGACATTACGTCAATATATGTTCTGTATACGTTCATTTGGTGTGTGTCACGAATTTCACCACTTTTAATTTCTTGATGAATAGTTGTCTTATTGTCGTCGTGGTTGTCCCACCGTAATTCATACAAGGAACCACTTGTATCATTGTTATTCATTGATACTAAAACGTGATAACGATTTTCACATATTGATGTAATCTTATGAGGAAATACCCATTTACTGAAAGCTTTAAGCCCGTAATGATATACATATACTGTATTTCCACTATCTCCGCTTATCACCAATTGTTTGGTTCTACGCAAGTCAAAAATAAACGGATTATCTACTCTTCGTTTAATAAGAGGATTACACTTTTCACCAATATCTTTAGGCTCGAAGTTAGAGTATGTTAAAGATGTAGCATATGATTTAAGTCCAGTTGTGGACATAAATACTACGTCCTTACCTAAATTAGTACAAGCATGTCGTGACATAAAATCACTCTTACTCCCTAGTTGCATGATATTCCAATCACTAGGCTCATTTTGTACTGTGTAAATCAACCCGTTATTTTTAAATACTAACAAATCGGTAGCTAGTTCAGCTACACCAACAATATCCCCACCGTCTTTATACCCTACGTTCACGTCTTTTCGTGCGGAATCATCGTTGGAATTTTCGTGCCAGTCTTCCTCGTTACCAATAGCCGAATAAATTAGTAAATCTTGACCAGATTTAGATACTACTACTCGACCAGAACGTGCAAATACAATGTCTGCATTTGGTGATTCTGCAATTTCAGATACAGTTTGGTAATTGTATTTTTGTAATTTACCACCACTTGCCATCAAAAGATTGCCACCAAATTTAGTGCATGTTGGACGCTTTGCGTCACCGTTGAGAGTGCCGATAAATTGAGGTATTTTACCAAACTCATATCTATAAATTTTTTTGTTCTCTAAGAAAATAAAGAAATCGTTCATCTCGTAGTCATTATAGATATAAGTAACTGGAGAGTCGAACGTATGCAGAGGGGAACCAAGCCCCCTCCGTGTACGTAATTTATCCCCCTCAATATCAAATTCGAAATTCTCTAAATTCACACATTCATTTTGTTTAAGGAATTCTGGTGATTTTGCGACGTTCATACCACCTGTTAAATCAACGAGAGTAACAGTTTGTATGCGTTGGGATTTGCCAACTTTTTTCGCCATATATTATAGATGGTCTACGTAGCCGTTTGAACCGATAATCTTAGTAGTGCGATTCATAATATCAAATTGAACTACATCGCCTTGGTTAGCTGTAATACATGGTACAGAAGTTGTGCCTTTTACGGCGGTTCCTACATGCATATTTTTAGGAGCAACGAAAGTAATTGTAGTCTTACTATTAAGTAAATCAACTGATTTATCTGGGTAAACAACAATTAAATTATTAAAACTTACACCGAAATTAGATGGCTCGATAATCAGTGTATCGTTTGCACTAAGTACGTTGTTCGAATAGTTACTTTGATATGCAATGCTAGTACCTAAATTATTACTAGCAAGTTTAATTGTATCTTCAGCAATTAAATCTAATACAACTGTATCTTTATCACCAATATTATGACTTACTACTAGCTGGCTAATATCAAAATATTGGAACGCTGATGGACTCTTAGATTGACGTAACCACAATTGGTTATCTACTTCTCGGTAATCAATTTTATGAGGACCTTCAATACCTTCGTACGCTGGGTCACTGGCGATTTCTACAGGAGTATTGGCTTGAACACCAGGAATAACTAATGTGGATTTGACCTCACCTTGCCAAATAGCTTCTAATGTTACAGAACGTTCGTCCATTGGGTGAGATAATGTGAACGGATATGAGAATTGCGTACTGTCATTTATAGTAGACGTATTTTCTGTTCCTTTTTCTTTAATGATTAAACCATCAACACCCATACCATTAATTTGTATTGTAGTGTCGCCATATTTCACTGGAACACGAACTTCTAACTTTGCGAATTGGAATAAATCTATGACATTAGCTTTATCAATGATAAATTTTAATACATCGTTTAAACTGGAACTGTTCGGTAGATAACCACGTTTTACTATAACATCATATACTTCTTTAACGTCTGCTCCAGTACCAGGGTCACCTTTATCCCCTTTAGGCCCTTTTAATTGTTCGATTTGCTCTGGTGTTAAATCTTCAAATCGTAATGATTTACCAGGGTCTCCTTTTTGACCTTCATGAATTTCAATAGTTAAAGGTCCGTTTTGAACTAAAGTAATCGGTTGTTCCATAAATCCTCCTTAACGTTTAAGTTTATTAAGTATATTACTACTTAATAAGTCCATAAGTTTATCCATATGAGAAACCCCACTGTCTCTCATATTTTCTACAATAGATAAAAACTCACTATAGCACGTGTAACCGATAGTGAAGGTTACTGCTTTCATACCAAGTACAATACCGCTATTACCAAATGCATGGTCAATCATGACCGCCGCCGATAATAGCAATGCGTACTGTATCATCTTAGAAAGAAAGCCAGTGCCTAAGTGAGATGTTGTAATTTTGCCAGCTCTAAATGCTGGTATCCACCCTCTAAATTTATCGATTGTTGTGATATTCTCTTGCGGTATGCCTTGTTCTATTAAATACTGGTTGCTAATTGCAAACCATTTAGTAATAATATCCAAGACTAATAACCAGAAAATACCCTGGGCGACGTATGCGTAATCAGATTGGTGAAAAGATAATATTAGGGATAATGCTGTTCCAGCCATAACTTTAATCTCCCAAAAATTTAATAATCGATACATTTGTTCAACCAACCGTTCATATACGTCAAAAATGTCAGCCAAGATTACAATCAATACGCCAGTAAGAAATCTATACGGAGGTGGAAAATGAGTATTAATCCAATCTCTCAATAAGCCTCCTTAATGGTATGAAATACCTGGACTAACTAAAAAAGGCCCTTGAAGAATACGCTCATGCTTACCACTAGCGTTGATTTGTACAACGTCATAGTAATAGGAAGCAAGTTCTCCATAATAGGACCCATCTGTATCAATTTGAGAAGTGACTTCGTGTGAGAAAGACACTTCTACCAGACCATGTTGTGGTTCTGGTGTTGTACATTCCGCTTCTGCTAATACAGTTTCGCTTTCTGCGTTTTCACGCACCTTGCAGACATACGAAAAGCCAGTAATATCTACTGGCTCTTTTTTTGCGTCTTTAATTACAAGTTGGAAAGAAAAATCGTCACCTTGGTTAACAACCAATTCGTGCGTAGGCGGTGATAATTTTCGTTTTGCCATAAACCTCCTATTTCATGTCAGTACAGAGAAAACGATAAGAAATAAACCATGCAATAGCACCTATTAGGCCTTGTGTACATAGCCCTACCAAGAATCGACCAATATCTCCACGAAGGAGTTCTTGAAATGGTGTGCTTAACATGTAGAGTAAAAATGCAGTGGCTGGTATCATACCGATAATTTTATTCATAATATCACCTCTTGTTAACATGAAGATACTATGAAGCATAGTGTTGTGTCAATTGTTAAATATACACTTCGTCCATTGTAATCGGAAAATCATTATCGTATTTATGTTCCGCTACAACGTACGTTTGCTCAAAATTACCAAAGTCTGGATTTGGGTATGCACGTGTGTCCCAAACAGCATCTACTGTGTTTCCGTTAATATGATACTCATGTAACCCAGAATTCCATATCATAAACACACCCATCTTTTCGGCATTAAATACATCATGTGTAGTTGGTTTTTGCATTACCTCCGCATACGTCCAATCCGTATGGTGACTGCCAGCAATTCGCATATAATGTAAATTACTACTAAATAATGTATCGCCCTGTGGACCATAAATTTCCATGCCAGATTTAGCGTTGCTGTTCAATTTGTTGGAGTACACATATATTTCAATGTTTTTTATTACGTCCAATATATTATGAGGAGGTTGAGCTTTAAACTCCATACGTATAACAGGAATATTCTGTTTATCATCGCTAAGGTAGTAATTTTCGCCCATACCAAGAATGATATATGGGATAGGACAATATATGCTATATGTATAGAATTCGTCTACCGCTCTATTTCTAAGAGATAGAGCAATAGTAGCACTATTATTATATATACTAATACGAGGAGCATACCAGAGTGTCGGTTGCGTAAGTTTAAGCTTAGATGGTATCGGACCAGAAAATTTTAAACGATGCTTTAAATGGATACACGTTTGTGTATCTTCTAAATTTACATGATGGCTATCATTGATTACTGCAAATGTGTCCATATTAATATACTCCTATTAATAATTTTTGGTCGGTTTGTTTACCAACCAATTCATCATTGGTTAGTTTAAATGTAACTTTGTTGCCATTTACAATACGTCTATAACCTCCAGATACGTGATTTGGGTTATATGGTATTACAGGATATGGATTAAATTCACGTAATGTAAATATATGCTGTCCTTCATAAATAGGTACCTCCACAGTAAATGTTGGTACAATTTCAGTAAGCACCCTTGTCCAAACTATTTTAGTTAATGTTGTTGTAACATCAGCAATTATATTGCCGTGTTCGTCGAATACTTCTATTCCAGCTGGCACTTCTTTTTTCCTCCTAAATAACTTATGAAATAGTTTTTTAAAAAACCTCATAATTACTCCCATAATCCTAACCTCACTCTAAGACGATTTTGTTCGTCATAAACTTCAATTAAGTTATCTTTGATAACTGTTCTAGCACCAGTATCTGCTGTTTTTAACTCGCCAATACGTGCCGTGATAGTGGATAAACTATCTACTTGTAATTTATCACCAGTGATAGCGTGTGATTGTATTTTCTCCGTAGTAATGCTACCAGCTTTAATTCTATCTCCAGAAATACTATTAGCAGATATTTTATCGCCAGAAATGCTACCAGTAACAATCTTATCGCCAGTAATTGTATCAGCTTTCAGTCTATCCCCTGTGATAGTACCAGTAGCTATCTTCTCTGCTGTAATCTCTCCAGTTTTGATTTTATCTGAAGTGATAGCGTTAGCGGCGATTTTATCACCAGTAATGGCATTGGCTACTAACTTATCCGTCGTAATGGCACCGTCTGCAATTTTAGTTCCAACAACAGCTTTATCTCCAATATATTTAGCAACAATTACACCGTTATCAAATACTGTTCTATCGGTAATGTGAACAGCTTCTGGTGGAATTTCTTCAATCGTAGACTTCTGTAATATCCTAGACATTTCGCCCTCACCAAATACGTCTACAAAGCACACTTTAATTTGATATTCTCCTGTAGAACAGTTAAAGCTAAACTTGTTATCTTGGACAAAATGTTTTTCATTATTGATGTACACATTAGCCCCATAACAGTCTTCGGGGATAACATCGAACTCTACATATAGCCCTTCAAATACTGGAGCTACTTGAATAGATGTTGGAGCATGAGGAATAGGTTTAGAATACTCTATTGTGCTTGGAGCAGAATATGTATTGCCTACTCCTTTGTTGTATAAGTAGGCTGTGCCTTGACGTGCGTACGGCATGGACGTAGAACTCCAAGATGTTGTGAGGTCAAGTCTATTATGAATATCTCCAGGGTGTTGGTCTAATCTTAATTCTGTCCATTCATAATCATTCTGCGGATATTGTTTCCAAGACCAATACGCTCCTCTTTTGTCAAATACAACTGTAGCTTCATATGGTGATTTAGGGACATATTTATTTTCAGCAATGTAGTGTAAAGCAATTGGGGCCTTACCACTAATAGATAGAGCGTTTCTAACATCTCTACCTCTGATACGAATCCAATATTTTTTGCCAATATCTACATTATCTAGCGTAAACTGATTGGTGCGAGTTGTATCATAATGACGAACTGTATCTTTTTCTTCAAACATTTCTAATGTATCATGAAAATTACCAACTTTTACATCGATACTTACGCCAGCATATTGTTTAATTTGAGACGAATTCCAACGTATTAACAATGACACTGACCCATTTACAGCCTTTTCTTCGACTGTGACATTAGAAATCTGTTCATCAAAAGTATCTGGGTTATCAGCGATAACATTAAAATAGCTTTCTACTTTTTTAATTTGGTCGTCTAACTCCCCAGCAATATTTTTTAAATAGCTTTTTAAAAGCGAAATAAACTTCCTACCGTCGCCTTGTATAGAAGGAGGTAGTTGATTGACGCCATTATCAGACATACTCACCTCCTTATAACAAACCTACAATAGCCTCTACCATATCTTGTTCAACGTCCATATTAAAGCCGTGGTTAGACATAGCGAGAATAATAACTAATTGTGCGATAATATCTCCAAATGCTTCGTTACTAAAAGGAATTTGGTCTGTATCTGCGTTTACAAACTTTGGTTTTTTGTAGTAACGGACTTTAAGAGGGACTTTACCATAGACTTCCACGGAATTATCTCTGACAATAAGCGGAGCTTGGTTAGTAACCCTGTACCAGTCAGCTGGAGCAGTATCATTAGCTTGCGTGAATGTAACATCTCCAATTACCTCGTAATACCCATGGTCAATTAATACATGCCAAATAAAGTTAATAGCGTCATTAATATAAGCAATTAATTCTTTATCTTCGTAACCACTTTGGAGATTATCACTTAGACGGTCTCGAAGAGCCGCCTTATCCATTAGTTCTCTTACCGTCATCTTCTTTCACCTCACCTGTAATAGATTTAATATCATATACTGTATAGGTAACAAGTTGTCGTTGTTGGAGAATTTTATCAAATGGAATTTCATCTGTTAAGTTGTGAACGTGTTTACGACTAGCAAAGTATCGAACAATCATCGTACCAGCATAATTTGGGTCCATGTGTTGAATTTTTACACCATCTGTATCTTGAATAAAGATAACAGGGAATTGTCCACACAAGGAGATAAAATCATCTGGACGAAGGGCTTTAGATGTACCATTCAGAGTTACCTCTTTTACTAACTCTGGATTACCATCTTGAGCTAATTCTTCACTAAGTCTATCAATGGCCACGTTTAAACTCATAATTAGTTCTTCGTCTGATAAACTAAGTTTCTGCATATCGCCTAGTCGTTGACGAACCAAAATCAACAAGTCATTTGTTGTCATTGTACCTCCTATACAAAGAATGGCATTGGTCGCTCAATAGGACCACTTGATTCGCCAGCTACCATTTTTTGAATTTCAGCTGATATTAAACCAGCTACAGTATCTGCCCCAAAATTACCATTGAGTAATCCTAGACTATAACGTGAGAACATATCGAATAAGACATAAGGTAAATCGATTTCATCATCGATATTCTCAATGGGGTCTAAGATATAGGTATATGCCATTGTAGCTTCTTTATCAATTTTGATAGTATTACCAACAAATTTGTATTTGCCATCGAAGTCGTCTTCAAATGATTTGAATCCGCCAAAGTCAGTTGGTAAATTAGCTTTACCATTACGTGGTTTTAGTTTAACTTCTTTAGTAATCCAAAAGGATTTAGCATTGATAAGGGCGAGGTTGACATACCTCAATACGATATTCAGAGCGTCTATAATTTCTGGGTCACTATGTTTACGATTAGCATTTTCTCCTAATCCATATAAAACAGAAGTAACCACATCACGTACTTCAATCATAAGTACCTCTTGATATTACCAGTCGTAGTCCTAAATTCTGGATTTTTCATAATCCATTTACGAATCCACATTTCGTATTCTTTTTTGTCCTTACCTTGACACTCTTGTGCCATAATAAGTTCAAAGTCACTCATAAAACGATGGCGAGGAATACGAGCAATTACTTTAGCTTGACCGTTCAAGTTGCCTTCAAGACCACTATCACGCTCCTCTTTTACTTGTTGTAAAACATCAGATTCGTCAAAGGTATGTTGAATACTCCAGGTGTCTTTCTCGACTGTAACCTTTGTGTCTATTCTCATATATCACCTTTTAATCAAAAAAAATAAGGGGGTAGAATTAACTACCCCCAAGGATTATTTGGAAATGCCGTACAAGCGAGCATTTGCAATTGGTGCAGTACATTCGAGAGTAGCTGTACCTGTAATTACGGATTCTTTGTATGTACCTTTACGTTCCAAATCTTCGTTATGGAATGGAATAAGGTAACCAAGTTTCCAGTATTGCAATTCAAGCAAGTCTACAACGTCATCTGCGTATAGACGGTGAGCAACCAACTCAATTACACCGAAGTCTGTTTCAAGAACGTCGATAACTTGAGTTAATTTTTTAGCTTCCATCGCAACATTACGTTGAGAGTTAGCTGTGAATGTAGACGCTTTACGTTTGTTTTTACCAGACATAACAGCGATATCTACGTCACCACCACGGCCCCATACTGCTTGCATAGCGTCATTCAATGATTCCATTGTAAATTCGCCAGCTGGATTCAACGCTTTAGCGTCGATAGCATTGCAGTAAGTCAATTCCATTTTACCAGCTGTAACAGCGGCAGATGGTTTGATTGGAGTGCCAGGAGTAGCGGCAGAATCTTCTGCTGTGGCATGCAATGTGAAAGTATCTTTATCGATAGGTTTTACGAAATATTGTGTATTAGCTTTGTATTTAGCGTCCAAAGCATTTGTACCTTTACCACGGACGATAACTTTATCACCAGTTACGAAACGATGGTTAGCCAAGGTTACTACACCTTGAGCGTCTACAGTTACTTCAGAGAAGTTATCCAAGAAGTAAGGGATACCACCGAAACGACCAGCAGTAGTTTCATCAAATGGTGCTTTAACTTTATTAGATACGATAGCATATTCAAGGTCACGACCAATTTCTTTAGAAGCCTTCAACATTTGATATGCTTTTTCGTCACGGACACCGTATTTCTTGATAGCTTGAGTGATATCAGAAACAGTGTAGCCATGTTCAAATTGTTGTGTAAAGTTAGATTCACGTCTACGTGGAGTAGCTTGACGAGTACTGAAATCATGTACTTCAAGAGTAGCGTTATCCATTGCTGGACGTAAAGAATCACATAACCAACTATGTTCTGTATTGTGTACAGAAAGTTTCCCGAATCGGGAAGTTAAAAGTGTTTGGTCAGGGTCGATGTTAGTGATGAAATCATTCATGTCTTCAACCTTACCAACCACGTTGTAAGACTTAACAGCCGTTTGTTGGGACAATTAAGTACCTCCTTATTTAGAAAAATATCCTAGTTTAGAAATAATATCGGCTTGTTGGTCCACGGATAATCCACGTAATTTAGAATAATCAATTTCTGTTGATGGACTACCTGGTGGAACAGTAGCGGCACCAGCACCCTCTACAAATGGCGGTTTCATAGATGGTTTCGCCTGTGGTACTGGTTGTTTTCGTTGAATTGTTGGTACTTGGTTAGCACCATAATACTCATTACGCACAGCTGACATGTATGCGTCAATTGTTTGCGAATCATAGTTATCCATCGCCTGTTTAATCTGAACAGCTTGTGCATAAGGTAAGTTATTTAGTTTTTCCAACGCCAATTGATTAATAGCTTGGAAGTTAGGGTCTTGAAAATATTTACCCATGGTATGATTAAAATTGTCTACCACACGTTGACGGTCTGCTTCTTGTTGACGAGCCGCATAGATTTCAGCTTTAACATTAGCAATACTATCAGCGTAAGCCGCTTGATGTAACGGATTATATTCATCGAATTCCTCCCCTAATGCTGATTGCACTTCTTTACGAGCGTATGTATCAAGTTGAGTGTAATAATCACGTTGCGTAATTTGCGGTTGTTGCGGTGCTGTTTGTTGAACTTGAGGTTGAGCTTGTTGAGCGTTAACATTCGGTTGTACTTGAGGAGCTTGGTTGTACTGCAAGTGGCGTCGTTCTTCTGCAAGAGCTTGCGTTTTGCGAGTATAATCTTGATTTCTCATGTATCCATGTAACAACTCGTCAAGGGTTACTTCTTGTTCTTGGCCATTCACTTTGACAACATAAGTATCTGGTTCTGCTGGTTGTCCTTCTGGTTCAGCTGATTCACCTTCGGGGTCCTGTTCGCCTTCTTCTTCGCCATCACCGAATCGACCATTGTTGAAAAATACAGGATTGCCATCTTCGTCAATACCAAAATCTGGCACATCTTCTGTATTGGAGTCCACTTCGGGTTGCTCCAAATCAACTTCTGCTTCACCTTCGCCATCGGCGAAAGTTTGCAAGTCAAACTTAAATTTTAAATCTTCCATGTTACCTCCTTCACTCCCATATTGGGTTGGTGAAAACTAATTAATAAGAACCTCGACCCGTACCCCAGTGACTTGTACTCATAGGACTAAGCGACGCTTTGTATTGAGACATACTATCGCTATCAAGTTGGTCAAAACCGACGCCGTATGAAGGGTATGAAGGCTGAGGTGCTGGCGTAGGTGCTGGTGCTGAAGCTGGTTCGTCGTAATAGCTAGGTTCGCTATAATCATATGAAGATTGTTCAGCATAAGCTCTAGCAGCTTCTTCCTCAGCTTGTCTACGCAAGGCTTCTTGTTTTTTCAAATACTCTGCATAAGGTGCCTTTAATGCTCCAACGCTGTACAAATTTTGAATTTCTTGTGGGTCAAACTCTGTACGTGCTTTCATAGAGCTAATATCATCGTCTTTCCAACCTAAGCCTTGTAATGTTTTATCGTCTGCCCATTGGTAACCCATACCTTCGGCAAATGGGTTTTGGCGACGCCAAGCTTGTTCTTTAGGAATAAGAGCCATACGTTCTTGAGCGATTTCTCCCATTGTTTTAGCTGGCAATTTTCCTTCAGCACTGTCACGATAACGTTGTTCTGCTTGTTTACCTTGGCGTAAGATTTCTGCGATTTTAGCAGAAAAATCAGAACTTAAACCAGGGTGTGATTGTTGATAGGCGCGTGTATCGGCTTCATCGGCACGAGCTTGTGCTTGCTCTTTAGTCTCAAAACGTGGAGCCATACTTACAGACATATAATCTGTGTTTGGTGCAAATTTACCTTTTTCTGGTGCTACATATGGAGTATTAGCTTCCATACGAGCTTGTGCCACATTACTTGGCTCTTGTTGACCCCTGTAATCCTGTAGTGTTTGCGGTGCTTGTTGAACACCAGCTTTTTCTGCTAATGCCATAGCAATTGGAGAAGGGTTGGCACTACCTCTCCAGTCTGCGAATCGAATTCCCATTTCATTCCTCCTTAGACACCTGGAAAATATCCAGTCCGTTGTAAATACTCTTCTTGCTGTTTAAAGTCAGCAAGCTCTTTATTGGCAATCTGCCCACTAGCGATTGTAGAAGCTAGGAACGATTTAAAACCCTCCGATGCCAGAAGGAGGTTCCTGTACTCCACTAGACGGTCCTCTTGGCACGTTTTGAGGTTGCTGATTATCCACTCTTGATAAGCCTCCAGCCAATCCTCCAGAAAGGTTAGGGCCGCCGAAGCCTCCGCCCCCAGGTTGCCCTGTTGAATTAAATTGTTGATTTCCGTCTGGTTCATTTCCCGCTCCTCCGAATAATACTTGTAATTCTGGTGGTAATTGTAATAGATATTGTGGTGGCAAAATACCAAACTGAGCATAATATTGTAATGCGTCTGGTGGCAATTGGCTCAATACCTGTTGTTTTAACTGCATTTCCATAACCATACGTTGCTGTGTAACGTTAGGGTCGGTAATATAATCACCATAGTTTTTGAACCCAATACTTTCAATCCACTTTTTAAATAGATTGTAGATATTTTCTGGCGTAGAAACCATGTATCCGCCAGCATTTGCTTGCATTAACGCTGTCAAAAGCGTTTGTGTCGCCATGATAGTAGATTCTTTGGTAGCAATACTGATACCAGCATTAACAATTAAGTCAAAACTACCGTCTAAATCTTCTGGACTAATCTTTAGTTCTTTATTAGTTAAACGAATTACTGTTTGTTGGTCGATAAACTTTTGATTTAAAGACACCATGAAACGGAATAGTTCAGATAAACCTGTTTCAGCGAACATACGTGCTACTAATTCAAGACGTTGTGCTGATTGTCCTAAAATAGCACTAATACCTGTAGCTGTTTTATTAAGACTATTAGCGTCTAAACCTTGGTTATAACGAGTAATACCAGTACGGTTTTCTTTTTGCCCTTCAATCCACTCTAAGAATTGGAATGTTTGTGGTGCTAATGGAGTAATATTCATTGGCATAGCCACTTCATTCATCGAATGGCCAGCTTTCATACGAATAACCTTACGTCCTTGCACAAAGTCATCAATGTTGATAGCAGATTCGTCTAACAACATCTTAGGGTCGTTAGTTAACGCAACATTTTGCATGATTTGACGTGTTAATGCAACTTTGAGGTCTTGTAATTCGCCGATTAATTCTGCATATGAACGCTTAACCCAAATACGATGAGGGTCTTTTGTAGGAGAAATAGCAAAGAATGGGTGTCTACCCATGTAATTTTGTTCCATACGGATAATCGTATCACCACAAATGGTGATAATCATATCTTCTAAGATACCATCATTATTAATGTCGATTTTTGTATAACATTCATAGATAACCACTTCTTGACGGGCAGTTTGCTCGTCTTTATTTATATCTACGTAGTTATCGCCAATAACCTGTTCTACTTGGTCTACGTTCATGCCGTTGTAATTGCCATTAACACGGATATCATCGATATTAGCGTATACGCCTTGTGCTTCACGCTCACGCAAATAAGACATCGTTACTTTACGTTTATGAGCTACGAAGTTAGCTTCCTCTAAAGACTTGGCGTCTGGGGAATATAAAAACTCACTTACTAGAATATTTTCTAATTTAGGTGCGTTTTTGCGGTAATACGGCAATTGATATGTAACAGAAAAGTCCCCAAATTGGTCTGGACCTTGAATGTCTTCAATAGTTACACCAGTTTGTGTAAGAGCCTGTAGTGCTTCATTGTTAAGTACAGCTGTTTCTGTTGTGTATCCCTCTGTACGCTCCCAATAACACTTAATAATACCCATACCAACAATTAAAGAATCTTTTATCCAGTTATATAGCACTGTAAAAAAGTTATTTTGTCGTTGTAGTTGATATACCAACAACTCTTGCATGGTTTCTGCTTTCGTATCATCTTCTTCTGTAACACCAGCAATAGTAATTACTTCATCAGAGCCAGTAAATACCTTCATCAAAGATGGTAATGCCCATTCAATTGTGTCGGCTACGTCTGTAGATACAAGGTCAGAGGTCTTAGAAAGAATAGGGAACTTCTGACGGTAGTAATCTTTATCGGCATAATAGATTTCATAACGTTCTCGAACTGCTGGTTCGACAATGGAAGCTTGATATGCTTCGGCACGTTGAATATCGTTCTGCACGTATCGGACTACTGTCTTATTTAAGTCCTGTAATACGGATTCACTATCCATTTAACCTCCTTAATCAAGAATACAAATAATATTAGAGTGAGCCATTAACAGATATTTAAAACCTTCAACCGTAATTTCTTGTGTATATGGTCCAAATTGAACCACGTCACCTTCTTGAACTTCGTTATGTACCCATTTACCATGGTCGAATTTACCCTCGCCACTAGCAAATACAGTACCAATGTTTTGTGCTTTTGGTGTGGAACCAAGAATAATACCACTTTCGGTAGTTTCTTCCTTCACTTCTGGAATCACCAATACGTTATCGTGTAATACTTTCATTACATCGCACCTCCTAATGGAATATCACTTGTACTTACATTACTAAAGTTACTAACAGGTGGGACAGCAATCTGACTAATATAAGCTAAAGCGTCAATCAAGTCATCGTGTAACCCTTTAGGAAAACTTTGTAATTCACTTTCGAGTTCTGTGAGGAACTTGGCTCCCATAGGGAACCACACGCTACCAGTTTTAAACCGTGGTTGAAGAGTAGCAATACGTAATTCCTTACGACTAGACGCTTCTAAGTCCTTAACTGTAAACCAAATATTACGTTTAGGCATTTCTTTTTCTAGGTAATGTTTAACAGAAGCCTGGTATGCTACTTTTTCTACACCTACATAGATAGGTCTATACTTTTGTACCGCTCTAAATATAGCGTCAATGGTTTGTGAAGGGTCATACCTATCATAATCAACGTCCAAGATGAACCATTTGTTATCTGGGTTTACTGCCACTGTGCAAACTACTGTATAATCGGCACTTTCTTTTTCGGAAATAGCCAAATCCACTGTAGTATAAATAGAACAATCTTCTAACTTTAACTCGTTAGGAGCGTAATACATGAAGTATTCTTTCTTAAACATTTGACGTTCTGGAGAAATAGCAATACACATCTTTTCTCTTTCCCAAATGTCTAGCTTACCTAACGCTCTCCACGCTTCTTTCTCTTCGAGAATTTCCCCTACTGGGAAACGTTCTGGCCAATTTGAAGCTCCTTCGTCGTCCATAACAGGAATACGTAATGCATTAAATTTAAGTAAGTCTTTATTCTCGATAACCTGTTCAATCAAACATTTCTCGCCAAGGTTATTACCAATCATAAAGATACGGGTTTTCTTACCAAGGAAATAAGCGTCTGATAAAAACCAATCGTAGTCATTACTTTGTACAGTATCTGACATGGAATCTTCAACGTCTTGAGGGTCGTCGATTACGATAATATCTGGTCGCTTATCACCCCATAATAAACCACGGATAGAAGAACCTTTACCATATGCTTCCATACGGACACATATTTCTTCACCCTTTTCGTCGGTTACCACACATTCGAACGCTTTCTCTGATTGTTGCTTAACCTTTACCAGGTTTAAACTTAAAAACTCATTGGAAACGTATGTTTCAGCAATTTCCTTTAATTGCTTACTAGCCTTCGTTTGGTTGGCCATAATGAAAACAATATAATTGGCTTTCTTGGAAGGATATGTTAATCGGTATAAAGGAAACGCACGTAATACGTACGAGCTTTTCGCACTTTCACGGAACCCCTCAATCGCAAAATGCTTTTTTTCATGTAACAAAATGTCACTCCACTTATAGTGGAACCAAGCTGGCTCTACTTCTTCTTCGATAGGTAGAAACAATCGGTGGAATGTAACTAAATTCTCTTTCCCTCTCCTAAATGCTTCCGCTATCTTGTCTTGTACAGTAGATATAAAACCACCTCCTATAGTTAATAAAGCTCATTATCTCTGGAGGTATTTATATATAAGTGTAAATATAATTCAAAAATTAATTTTACTGGTAACGGTCTATTTATATAAGGGGTACCCTTTTAGGAAGCCCCACCCTCTTATAAATCTGGGGAAATGTCTGGCAAATGTGTATATGGAACACTTATATTTCTGGGGAAAGGGTCTCTAAACTGGCGGGGGTGACATGAGGGGCGTGAAATACGAAGCCCCACCCCTTGGATAGATGATTCTCAATCTCAAATACAGGGCAAAAAGTAGGCAATTACCGATAAAGAGAAGTAAAAAGGCTACAAAGCCAGTAAATACAACGATTTCTAGGGTTTATAGCTCATGTGGTTTAGTGTAACCATCGAAAGCAAGCAACCAAGAAAGCGAGTAGATAGGTCTTAGACAACTGAATATAGATAGTAGGTGCTTTTAATAGTACCGCCTAGCCTTTCAAAATAATTCAATTTACTAATGAAAGGGCAAGCCAACAGGCTTGAATATAGGTACTAAAAATGACTATTAAAAAAACAATTACAACTACTACAAAAAATACTGCTAAAACTACAAAGGCAACTGGTAAAAATACCTTTAAATTCGATGAAAAAACAGGTGTATTAACTTTAAAGCTAGAATGTGAGTGGAATAAAACTCATACAGGGCTAAAAGTAAAACACGTTGACGATGTGAAAACTGAAAAGTCAGAATATAAAATGACTGTATTCCACGATGGCAAAGGGAACACATTGAAAATGTTCAAAACTGGCTTCGAATATGAAAGTGTTGTAAAAGATGAAAAGCCACTTGCAGTTGACTCTAAAAAACTAGCCAAGTTAGACAAAGATGAGCAAGATGTATTACTTGCTATCCTAGCTAAGTTACAATAATATTTATGGCTAGGCGGTAATATTAAGAGTACCTACTAAAAAACACAATGTTATACATATATTAAAGTTTTTCTCTTAAAACCCCGTGTTTTTTGAAAGTACGGTATACATATGTTATAGCATTGTGAAGAAAAGTATTTTTTAAATGGAGGATATTTTAATGAAAATTTTTATCAACTATGCTTTAACCAATGCTTTCCGTATGGCTAAAAGTCGTGATAAAATCGGTGCTATTAAGCACATGATACATGGCGGTATGGAGCCTATTAAGGCTACACGCTTTATAGAGGCTATGTCTAAGGATATAGCAGATACTTGGCAAGTAGAAAAGGCTTTTTGTCTAACACGTAAAAGTAATTTGAAATGCTATGATACAGGTATGTTACATGGTTTTAGATGGTATGATGTATTTTAATAAAACTGGCTAGTTTACGGACTAGCCTTTTTTTGCGTTATAATACCGAACATATATTCTATTTATAAATAATAATTAACAACTTAAATTATTGTATACAATATATTAAATTGTATAGGGTTATGAGTTTATGAATACAGGTGATACAGTCATATCTATATATAGGGTTATTCTGTTATATGTGATTAGTGATAGGGAATTTATTTTTTCTTTTCCCCGTTTTTGCCTTTGCGTTGTATTGGCTTATATTGTGCTTTGCATTGCCTGTATAGGCAACGTGTTATATATTGGCTTATGAGTGAATTATCACGCTTATAAGTGTTACTACATTTTAGTAATAGCCCTAGAATTGATTATATAGCCCTCCAAGCCTTTTTATATCTATTTAGGTATAATCACCCTATCAAATCATTTAAAACACCATACGGAGCGAATAAACGAATTTTATTTATAGGTACATACGTTTGTATGTATCTTTTTTTATTACTTGTATTGATATTTCTCTATATATAGATACATGATACAGAATTTATTTTTCTCTTATCCCTGTTTTTAGTTTTATATATATTCTGTTTTCATGTTTATCTCATTTCACTTTTTCACCACTAACATTTATCTTGCTAGTTGATTATCATTGCGAAACCGTCAAGGTGCTTGAGATGTCTAAAAGCCACGAACCCAGCAAACATCACGATTCTGGCGTTTTGAAATTCATGTGCTACAGTGAGTGCAGTCGATGAGTTCGATAAACCAACGACTACACATACACACACTTATGTGTGTAGTGTAAATATCCATGTTTTTATTCAAGGAGGAATTACCCTATGGATATTCAAACAGTCCAAGCGATTGGACAAATCTTAGCGTGGTCTACTGTCTTAGTAGGCTATGTATTCATGTTTATGTTTATGTATTTTTTATTAAAAAAGTGAGGTAATTTACCATGACACAAAAAGATTTATTGAACAAAATCGAAGAAATTATTGACAACTCAGGTTACGGATATTTTTACGCTAAGAAAGACGTGCATGATATCTGGCACTTAATTTACTCAAGTGGCGTAGAAATGAGTGATATCAAAAAACAGGAACTCTTCATTCGGTCAATAAGAGAATTAGAAATGGCTTCTGGTAGCGATGTGAGAATCGTCGACCTAGAAGAAATTATCAATGGCGATTATTCGATTGAAGCCATAAAAAAACAACGTGATAGCTTGCCAAACAACGATTGTCGCCTTAATTGGTACAACGGTATTTTAGAACAACTTTCTGCAAAACAATAAAGGAGAATATCATGAAACAATATGTATTTAATAATAGACTGTACAACTGCGAACTTCTTACTGAAAATATGGAAACCAAAAAACTCTTTTATTTTTTGAGAAACGTGGATAATCCTAGCGATGTAATTAAAGTCGCAAAGGACGAAATGCCAGAGGAATACGTTCCTAAAATGGTTAAATTTAAGGCTGGCGACATTGTTCGTGTTAACGGTAATTATATAGACCATATCCAATGTGATATGGAGTTTGATGTAAGTCTACGGCCAACGGAACATATCCTAGATTCCAATGGCAACAAAATCACTGCTGGCAATGAGTACGTTAGTACTAACGGCGTATTCGTTAAGGTCGGAAAGTACGACTTGTTATGGCAATACAACCATAATTCAGACATTCTTGATGGTGCTAAATTAGTCCCTACTGGTTCTGTAAGTTTCATCAGTGGTAAGGTCATCGAAAAACCAATCCACCTACAATACAGGAATATGGACGTAGTTATTGACGAACAGGAATGTGTGCAATCCACACTTTCTGGCGAGCATATCCCAGCAATATGGGGACATCGTTATGTCGAAAACGGTGATGAAATCATCATATATGACGATATTCGTCAAGGATTGACAGACGATTACGAAATATGTGAGGAATGTGGCGATATATACCACACCGACGATATGACCGATACACGTGATGGCCGTATCTGTACGGGTTGTCTTGACAACCATTATATGTGGTCAGACGTCATGAACCAATATATTCACGAAGATGAATGTGTTTGGGTTGGCGATGATTGCATGACCGACAGTTACAGAGAGGACAATTACACTCAGTGTGATTGTTGCGGTGAGTGGTATGACCAATCTGAAGAAGGTTGCACATCTGACGATGGCTATGATTTATGCGATAGTTGTGTTGATGATTATCGCTTAGAAAACGGCTCTGTCTACTATAAAGACAGTGGCTATATCCGTTGTTATCACCCCGATATAGATTTGCATTTCTACGGTCACGGTCCTAAATTCTTAGGTTGTGAATACGAGGTGCAAGGTGGTAGCTGTTGCAGTAATATCGCAGAAAATATCTTTGGTGATTACAAAGAGTTCTACTGTTCTTCCGATAGTAGCCTAGATGAGGGATTCGAAGCAATCACTCACCCATGTTCACCGCAATATCTTCTTAGTAATATCGACTGGGAAGAAATTACAAAACGCCTCGGTCGTAACGACTACGACGATGAGGAAGGTGCTGGGTTCCATATCCATATTTCTAGGGAACACTTTAAGTCCCAGTCTCACATCGGTAAGTTAATTAAGTTTTTCTCTGAAAATTACCAAACAATGATGGAATTTGGCAATCGTGATTGGGATAACGCTGATAGTTATGCTAAACCGACAAAATTTGATGACGATGATAAGTTCATCGACATCTACAACGAAACACGTGGAGATAGATACCACGCCGTAAATGTGTGGCCAAGTGCCACAGTCGAAATTCGACTTTTCAACACTACATACAGACCAGAAGTAATTCGGTCTTATATCCAATTCGTTGATATTATCACTGACCTAGCGAACGGGTTTTATCGTGATATGACATTCGAAAACGTTCGTAAAGAGGCTACAGAACGTGGCTACAACGAACTTATCTCTTATATGGACGAACAAGGTATTTAATAACAGGAGGAATTAACAATGTGTGTGATTGCTGTTTATAATCGTGAACTTGAATTGAATAAAGCTGAATTACAAGAGTGTTTTAATAACAACCCAGATGGTGCTGGTTTCATGTACTTCGACGAAAAAGCACAAAAAGTGCATATCTCAAAAGGCTACTTTACTTTTGATAGCTTATGGAAAGAGCTTGAAAAGTTACCTACAAACATTGACCGTGTTATTCACTTTAGAATAGCAACATCTGGTGCTATTGGTACCAGTACCTGTCACCCATTCCCTGTATGTAGTGATTACAAAAAAATGGGATTAGGTGATAGCTACTCTGATATTGGACTAGCACATAACGGCGTTATGCATGAGTATACACCACTCAAAGGTATGAAAGCCAAACATTCCGATACAATGCAATTTATCAAAACAATGGTTCACCCATTAGGTAAAGCATTGTGGATTCCGCAAGTACAGGAATTACTTGAGGACCATGTGAGTGGCAATAAATTTGCTATCGTCGCAAAAGACCAACTGGTAATATTAGGCGATTTCGTACAATCGAAAGAAAGTCACGCCTTATACAGCAATAGTAGCTACAAACCCTTTGTACCTACAAAAAGTCAATGGCAAAACTACTATTTCTCTAAACCAGTTAAAACATCGTTCGATTATGACGATTTTGATACTAGCAGTTATGTTATTGACAATGGCTATGGGCCTTATGAGGTATATCCAGTAGAACTCTTTACTGGCAAAGTTACAGACGATAAAGCAGATGAGTTTATCGACGCTTTCTATGATGTAGCTGATAGCCTCGGTTGTGGTGTACATGATTTCGATATTAAAGAATACAGTATTGTGTTCTACGTTGATGACCCTACTATCATGGACGGTGAGAATGTGCTAGGCAAGCATGTATTAATGGGTAATTTAAACTACGGGAAAGGGAAGTAATAACTTCCCCTCTTCCCTACTACGAGGTGATAGCAATGACTGGAATGGAATTATTTGAAAATTATGTTAAACAAGGAGATGTGTTCGTATGGCATCGTTTAATTGGCAGTGTTCCTATAATGTGTGAGATTACAGATATTCAACCTGGTTACGATAATATGTGTTGTAGAACATCACGTAGAGACAGTAGATTAGGCTATGACCATAGCCATGGTACATTACGCGAACTAAAAGAAAATACTCCTCATGTATATAAGATAATAGAAGATTATTTAGAAGGAGAGTGGGCAAGATGACAGCTCGTGAAATATTCGAAAGCTATTTTAAATGTGATGATGAGTTTGTATATATGCCAGATGAAACACTACAACAACGCTTTAAAGTATACGATATGCGACGAAATGAGATTGAAATGGCTGTTATCAGAATTAGTTCCCCTAACCGACCATTCACATACTTTTTCAAACTACACGGTGAAATGCAGAGTGTTTACAAGGTAATTAAAAAGTTTAGAAGATGAGGTGATGAAATGTGCGGAATAGATATGTTTGAACAAAAAAATATTGAAAGATACGACACATACTTAAAAGATGGTGATTATCTTATGATAGACCTGGAAGGCGGACTATATCAGATGGTAAGAATCATAGATATGCAACCAGGTACCCCGCAATTTACAGTTGAATTGTGCAAACGAAGAACCAGTCAATATTATTTCAGCAAAGCAAAAAGACTTAATCCAACAAGATTTAAAGTTATCAGAATGTTTCAATAAAAGGAGATAATAACCATGCATAATAGACTTCCCCTACTCCCTCACCAAGCACAAGGCGTGAAATATATATTAAATAATAGTTCCGCCTTTGTGTGTGATGATATGGGAATGGGTAAAACTAGAACAGTAATCGAAGCCATGTTTAAAAGAGGTCAATTCCCTATTCTAGTAATCTGTCCAGCTAGTTTAAAAATCAACTGGAAAAATGAAATTGAACGTTGGATAGGCTTGACTACTCCAATCGATGATTTATCACAAAACGTGATTATTACTAACTACGAACGTATGAAAAAATACAAGTTCGATATTAAAGACATACCAGTTAAACAGTTGGTATTAGATGAAAGCCATTCTTTTAAAAATGCTAGTAGTCAACGTACAAAACTAGCACTTGAATGGTCTAAACGGATACCATACAAGATACTAATTACTGGTACGCCAATGTTAAACAGGCCAAACGAATTAGTTACTCAAATGCAGATTTTAAACAATATTCACAAGGTAGGTGGTGCAGAATATTTTCTTAATACATACTGTAATCCTCGTAATAGTCAATACGGAATTGATTATAGCGGTGCTAGTAATCTTAAACGATTACACAACGTTATGAACAAAATTTGGTTGAGGCGTACAAAAAAAGACCTGGCTAACCAGTTACCATGTAAAACAATCGTCCCTATACCAATTATAGAAATGGAACAACCAGCTCCCCATTCTTTTAGTGAGATTGAAAGATATGACAAAGCGGTATTACGGTCTAAGCTCCCACACTCGGTAGATTTCGTAAATCAGTTGGTAGAACGTGGTGAAAAAGTTGTCGTATTCGTACATCATAAGGATATTGGTAAAGCGTTAAACCTAGCGTTCCCAGAAGCAAGTGTTATTGTAGGCGGTCAATCACCTAGTATTAGACAAGTAAACATAGATAACTTCCAACTAGGTGATACGCAAGTAATTATATGTAGCTTGCAAGCGAGTGCAGTAGGTTTAACACTCACATCAAGTAGATGTGCAGTATTTATAGAGTATCCTTGGTCCCCTGCTCTATTAGCACAAGCACAAGATAGAGTACATCGGTTAGGTCAAAACAAAGATGTGTTTATCTACTATCTGTATGGTAAAGGTAGCATTGATGAATACAGGTTAAATACAAATAGTTTTAAAAAAGCTGTCATTGATTATGTAGTAGATGGAGGTGCTTTGTAATGAGTATGTTTGAAAGATATTTGAGTGAAGAATTTGACGATAATTATGATGATTGCCTTAAAGATATGAAGAGTAAATTAGCTGTAAGACAAAAAGGAACTGGCAAGATATTATATTATATCTATGGCGAATATGTTGCAGAGGCAGTAGCAGGTCGGTATTGTATTAGCCTCGAAAAAGAACATCAATTACCAAGGGATTACTTGCACTGGTTAGTAAAAAACAAAAAGAAATTTACGATTATTGATAATAAGTATTTCTGTTACAGTTGGCAAGATGTTAAGGCGATGAAAAAGAAAATTATAGATATGCCTAATAAAATTTTTATTAATGGAGGTTCAAATGTTTGACGGAATTTATATAACAAAATCATACGGAACATGGTTCCCTTTTAAATGTGAATGTGAAATTGAACAATTGTGGCCACATGGTTGTACATATGTAAACGCCTGGACACCTAGACTAGATAAGTTACAAGAAAGCCCATACGATTTTGTATGTAAAGAACCAATGGGAACCAGTGATTGGAGTGGAATTTATAAAGTAATTGAAATGTATAGATAAGGAGAAATACTTATGGAAAAGAAAATGACTAGAGAACAAATGTTAAAAATTATTGCTGATTTTGCTGATTTGATGGAATACATTTATAACGAAAGAATGTACTGGTACGAACAACGTGGCAATATGGACAAAGCATTATCTGATATTCATCACGCAATTGAAAATGATTACGATGAAAAAGACAGCAACAAATACGCTAAACTCATGTATGAAGTAACAAAAGAACGCCGTAAATACAAGGATATGCAAGAATTGTTTTTACCAGTGTATAACGCATATAAAGCTCACCCTACTCTATCTTCCGCTATCTGGAACATGAGAAAGTATGACGGAATGATTAAAGAAGGTCGTACATATGAACCTAAAATTTTACACGAACTATTTGAGAAAGGAGGTCATTAATATGAATATTGTATTACAACAATATGGCAGTAGTTGCTACAACGTATGGGAAGATGTATGTATTAGCAGTACATCAGATGTTTTAAGCGGACTTAGCGGTCTGTATAGAGTACATAAGTATCATAAAAAAATATATGATAAAGAACGAAGTTGCTGTAGCTGGAGTTATAAAGATTTATATCTAGTAAAAGAAGTGTATGGTGGTTTTGTAGAAGAAATACAGAAAGGAGTGTATTAATATGGTTAATGTAGTACAACAAGGTTGGAGTCGAAATCATTACAATGTGTGGGAAAATGTGGACCCAACGAAAACGATTGGTCATAATACAGCATTAGAGGGTAATTATTTAGTTCATAACCTAACTGGACAATCTCGAAAAGACTTTAAACAAGATTGTCACTGGACGTGTGATGAGTTGTATATTATTAAAGATATTTATGGTGGATTTTTAGAGTTTTTAAAAGAGTAGGTGATATAATGGAACACTTTATTTATAGATGTGAGTTGACAGAATCATACTGGAACATTGACGCACAAAGCGTTACGTGTTCCGACAGACACGTTAGAATGTATGGAGCCAGCGTATCTTCTATGAGTACTTTATTAAACCTTGCTACAAGTGAAGACTTCACACTTTGGCAACAGGACGTTGACAAAATTATTGAAGATTACAGGCTAAAAGATGACGATAACACAGATACATGGTTATTAGCCGTATAAACAGGAGGAGTTATTATGTTACACAGCAAATATTTAACAGAAGAAGGCATGGAAATTACGTTAAAAACACTATATAAAAATGGGTGGAGATATATCTTTAGAAAAGGGTGCCTCAATGAGTTTTATGCGTCAAAAGACAAACCACTCTACGAAAAAGATAATACGCCATTGTACTATCCAGAACGTAAGGCTTGGTTAGGTAATACACTAAACATACTTATGTCTGACGCAATGAAAGGATATAACTGTATTACAATAGCGGACTATATTGACGAAGTTGATTGGTCTACTATTAAAGTGGATACGCCTGTATTAGTTAAAGATTATGAAAACAATGAATGGACAAAACGTCATTTCGCATTTTATAAAGATGGCAAAGTATACACATGGGATAGCGGTGTAACATCGTGGTCGAAAGATTCAACTGATAGTACGTCCTGGTGGAAGTATGCAAAATTATCAGAAGATTAAGGGGGTTTACTTATGGATATGATTGTTAGAGATTGTGATTACCTAGAAACAGGAATTGATTGGGTATATTGCAAAGATTGCCTTGCAGTAACACAATGGATTTATAATCGGTACGGTTCTCAATTCAGTTCGGCTACAAGCTGGCGGAATAATGAATTATTAGGATTGAGGGGAACTATATGCTCTAATCTGTCTGATTTTTACAAAGTTATAGAAGCATACAAATAAAAAAAATGGGCGAGGATATTATTCCTCGCCTTTTTCTTTAGGCAATGTATTTAGTTTATCAATGAGTTCACGACTTAATCGACTGCTTGTATCGATTACACGTTTATCATCTACTTCCTGTTTATCTACAGGTTTTAAACCAGCTCTATCGAGCCAATCTTTAATAGCTGTTACTTTTGCACTAGCTGGAGTATCTGGATTATAAATTACTTCAAGTAGCATATTCGCTACTTCATCTGCTTTATCCATAAACTTCTTATCCATGCGTTGTTTGTATTCCGCCAGTGCTTGCTGTACTACTACGCTCTCTTCCACGGTATTCCCCTTTGGTCTATATCCAGCCGCCTTTAGGGCTTCTGATTTACTGCCAGTCAAAATCTTTGTTTGTACATAAACTCTTTGTTTATGCGTTAAGCCCTTTACCTTTTTTCTTCCTGGCTTAGGCTTTCTCATATGTAACCGCCTTTGCTATGCGTTTAAGTTCCCATATACGCTCTACTAACTCATCGGTTGTATGCGTTGATGTGAACACGTATCCATTATTCAGTAACAAAAATGAATTAGCCTGTCTGCCTTTAGTAGCACGTAACACTTTATTGTTACGGAAGTATTTTCTAAACAATTCTTTTGAGGTTGATACGTTCATAGGCATGATAGCGTACACTTCTCTCATGGCTACTTTAAAGCCATATCCTAAGTCAAGATACATATCATTAATTGACATATAATCCCCTCTTTCTTAAATCAAAATAGGTATCACCCATAAAAGGAGTGACCTTTTTGTTATGTTCATCACCGCTCATTTCTGCAATCCAGAAACCACTTAAACTAGGGCGAATACCACTAGCTTTTAGGTAATTGGGAAAAGTTTGAAAAGATGATTGTCTTAATTCCCATACCTCTTTGACAATAGGTTTCTTCGTGTACTTGTTATGCTCTATAGCCACTTTAGGCACTGCACTAGGCTCATGAAAATGTTCGAACCATGTAACATCTGCATTAAAGTAATCATAGTAATTTTTAGTTTTACGATTTTTGTGTAAAATATGATGAACGTAACAATTTTTATTTACGTTGAAGTACAATAATCCAAACTCACCTTTATATAAACTGCGATTACCAAGTAATGCACAAATCATTTGTTCAACGCTAATATAAGCGTCATTATAGGCTCTAGCACCATGATTACCGCCAATTACACCTAGTAATTGCCCACTCTCATATAAAGGACGAATATCTTCAACCAATGCGTATACCTGTTCATCGCCGACTAATGTCTCTTCTAATACGCTACCCTTTGAGTGTTTTGTTGTGGTATTAGTGCTATCACCGCCAAGAATAACCTTGCAATTTTCGCCTAATTCTAACAAGTTTTTTACTGTTTGTTGTAAATACTTGCGATTATTTAAACCTTCATGTACATCAGATAATACAGCCAGCTGGCCATATTCACTATCTAATCTACACTTCATAATGTGCGGTAGAAATGTCTCCGCTAATGCTTTTGTAGTCATGCACGCTCCTAGTTTTTTAGATATTCTTCTAAATTACCAAACTGTGCGTAATACAATGGCAATGCCCTTTTAATATTTTGTTTACAAGCTGATTTACAATTTTTAGCTGATGATTCTGTAATTTTATATTTCTTTGCACACTGCTTGATACTCATACCATAGATAACGGTATCTCTCCATACATACCACATCAATGGTCGCACCTGTTTTAAATATACTTTTAGCCAACATACGAAGTGAAGTAACATCATGCGTTCTTCTTTGCGTATGATGATTTTTTCTGGCGAATCGCCATACCTCTCCACCATGGCGGAAAGTTTATCAACTTTGCGATATTCTGCTACTGAATTAGTAAATTCCCAATTCCTCATAATAGCATTGATTTCTTCGACAGCACTATCGCCACGCTGTTCAAAAAGAGCCAATGCTTCTTGTATCATCGACTCTTTCATATTACTGTACCTCTACTATCTGGTGTGAGACCTTTAGGGCAACGAGATAGGTATCTACAACTTACGATAATACCTACCCCTATGTCCTTGCCTGTTTTCTTTTTTCTCTCACATGATTTTAAGTATCGTACATTTCTTGATTGTGTTTTCAAATATTCCTCTATGAGGTCTTTATTCTCTCCTAATACACCAACATTATAGAAGTCACCAGTATTTCCGTAGTCAACTACGAAATAGTGAACCATGTAACCCCCATTTAGTATATCGTAATATACTATTCTACAATGTCATACAGTTGTTTAAAAATCTCTGGGTCGCAAGGATATTGCTCGCCATTGACACCAGTGATAATCCAATCTCCTGGATTTGTCTTTACAATACCATTTAATGTAACTAGGTACTGTTCTTCCTTTGTTTCATAAGCTACTAATTTATTAGGCTTGTGAACAATTTTCTTGTATTCTGGAAAGTTCTGAATTAACTCTAACCCCAACTTAACAGTTTCAAGGGCGTAATCTTGAGACAACGCACGAGCAATACTGCCGTGTTCTGGTACAAACTCTAAAATATCATCAGACACCATAAACTCACGAGTAGGAACATCAACACCGCTCACTACTATGCTATTATCTAATTTACGCATTTCTGTGTAGCCTAATTGTAACAAACCGCCTAATACGTAAATGAATTGTTTTGTTGTCATAATTACTTTCTCCTTTGTTTTGCTAGGGTCTACAAATTTTACGCCATGTTGTTTGGCTAATCTGACACGATTATCTCGTTGCCCTTCTCGATACGCTTGTAATCGCATTTTCATCTCTGCAATCTGGTCTTCGAGTAATTCTCCATAATCTCTATATCTCATGTTATTTACCCGTGCTTCCAAATCCGCCTTTACGAGGACCACGAGGCCAATCATTTGCTACTCTTTTGTATTCTTGGAAAATACCTTGTGCAATCTTGTCGCCCTTTTTAACTACATAATCTGTAGCAGTGGTATTTTTAAGCAATACTTGAATATGTCCTTCGTTATCTTCATTGTTATAATAATCGCTATCCACAACACCAACACAATTAGCAAGCGTAATACCATACTTACCAGCCAAAGAGGAACGAGGATAAATAGCTAAAAATTCATCGTCTGGGAGCAAAACTTTTAAACCAGTTGGTATAAGAACTGTTTCACCAGCCCCAACTACCACTGTTTCCGCTGACCTTAAATCATACCCAGCACTGAAATAGGTCTCACGCTTAGGTAGTTCAATATCGGTGCCTTCGTATAGGGATATAACTTTAAATTCTCTATTAGGTCTGCAATCGTTTGGAATTTTCATATAACTATTTGGAGTTTTCATATTGTATCTCCTTATTTAAAGCTAAACATACCATTCGTTATACCAGAATATGTAGGAAGTTTGCCGTCCCATTTTTCAACTTGTTTAAGTTGTACCATTTCTGGAGTTAAGCTAGAAGCCACTTGTGCATTGTAATAAGCTTCAGCGTCAGCTTGGATACGTTTAGCTTGTGCGTCACCTTCAGCGACTGCTACTTTCTTCTTAGCTTCTGCTTCAGCCGCAATTTTTTCGTATTCTGCTTGACGTTGTTTATATTGTGCATTAGCTACTGCTTGAATTGCTTCTTTAGTAGCACTGTCTGGCTCTACTTTACCAAGCGAAGCTTGTTCAATGATGATACCATCTTGGTCAAAGAATTTAGATACTTCTTTAAGTAACTCTTGGTTAAAAGCTTCTTTCTTTTCTCCCACAATATCCATCATGGAGTAGTGAGAAGAAATATCATTGGCAATACGTTGGAAGTTTTGCTTCATATACCCATACTCAATAATGCTATCATCTTGGCCTTTAAATTTATTGTAAATATGTGGCAAAGAGTCTTGGTTCATATGGTATGTGACCTGTGCGTCTACTTTGATTGTCTTGCCGTCTTTTGTACCAATTACGATACTATCATCAACATCTTTACGGTCTTCGTGATTACCGTCGATATAATACGCTAGTTCTGTACTTACTGGATACTCAGTAACACGTTTCCATGGAGCAACTACGTGCCAACCTTGGTCCAATGTTTCTTCTTGGATACCGCCGTCCATTTTATTGAATACAACACCAGCATGGCCAGCTGAAATCATATACGTAGTATTGTAGATTAATCCAAATCCAACCAAGACTAACGCACCAATACCAACGAGTTTTGCACCTAAACTATTCATGTTCATTCCCTTTCTTAATTTTATTAGCTATATAATTGAAGGCTTCTACCAGTTCTGTCTGATAAACAGTGGCTAGAATTAGCCATACAATAAACAAAGCAAAAATTGTCCATAACATACACATAACCTACTTCACCTTATTCACAGCTTCTACAATCATATTGACATAATCTTGTACATTTGATTTGACAAAATCATTTGCACCTTGGATATTATCCACTGTTACCATATTAGCGACTGCCATAGCTATCATCGTTTGTTTACTAGGGATAATAGTCTGTAATGTAAAGCTCGTAACAGTAACTACCAAGGCTATTCGTAAACACCTTAAAGCTATACCTTGGTCCTGTTCTAATTCATGCTTAAATTCTGGGGAATTTCCTTGACGTGGGTCATTCATAAAATAAGCGAGTATAGCTATAACAAGAGCTATAAAACAAACACAAGATACAAGACCTAATGCAAATTTTAATGGGTCTACAATACCAGCAAAGTAGATAAACCAAGGACTAATAATCGGTTCCATATCTAATCTCCTTTTAACGTCTCTTCGTCTATAATCTTTTCAAAGTTGTCTAATGCCTGTAAAAGTAAATACTCAACTAATATCCAGTTCTTACCTCTATCAGTTAGCTTACCTTTACTGTCTTTGTGTACATTGGCTCTTATTTTAGCACCACGAACTAAGTCAGCCAAAGTATCACGTTCTCTAACAACTTGTAGTTTGCCATCGTCAAGGTAGTCACGGATTAAAGAGTCCAAACGAAGCCAAAACTCTTTGTAGTATTCGGCGTCAGTTAATTCTCCATCTAGGTATTTACAAACATGCGTATCCATTTCGTCATTAAGGCGTTGAAATGCCATTCCTAAATCCATTTTATTCATGTTACCCCTCCCAGTCTGCGTTTGATTCTTCTACAAGTTGAATTACTTTGTGAAATAATTCTTTGTACCATCTAGCTTCTTCCTTATCTGGCTTTGGGCCTAAGTTGTACAAATATCCCTCGAATAAATCATTCCAATTTTGTTCGTTAATTTTTAAGTATCTCATTGTAATTCCTTTCTTACTGGTTCTTTCGGTTTCTTTTTATGTGATGTAAAGTCGCATGATAATTCTTTACAGTTTTCACACATACCAAGCATTTCTAAATTACATAAACTAGGGTATACATAATTTAAACGCTCATAAATTGCACGTGCTAATTGCCTATGTTCGTCACTAGCTCGTTTGCATAATCGCTGTTTTAGATATTCAAGCCAACATCTTAAATTACCAGTCAAGGATAATTTAACGTTAGTTCCTAATGGTAATACGTAGGACGCTTGCTCTACGCTCAAACCAGCATTACGCAAGTTATTAAATATGGTAACTGACATATCATATGCAGTGCTTAACAGTGATTTTTGTTTACTTGTTAGTGAAGTAAAATCCGTAAAAAAACCGTTGACAGTAATATCCATGCCACGAGTTGATTGTACTGTTGGACTAAAATGTCGGTGACGACTTAGCTGTGCTAACACTTTTTGACTGCATGTAATGTCAACGGATACCATAATGTGTTCTAGTAGCGACCAGTGACCAGATTTGCACGCTTTGATTAAAGAATCTAGCGTGCATTTCTTACCATAACACTTGCTCATTGCATTAATGGCAACATCTGGTTCTGTATAGTGTTGTAATTCTACGTTATTCATCATGCTTCAAATTGAGCCTTATCTTCAACGTATTTTTCAAGTTTGATACGAGCTACTTGGATATCATTAGCAAAATCTTCTAACAAATATCCTAGTTGCTCATCTTGACATTCGCCAATTACTTCTTGAACCAATACTTGTAATTGTGAATAAGAATCATAGACAGATACTGCTGACATAATGTCTTGCATTTGTTTACTGATTACTAATTTTCTCATGGTATTTCCTCCTTTAGTGCATACGATTAATTATCGTAATGATATACATAATCGTCATAATAAGCTCTAAACCAATTGCTGTTACTAACAAGCCTAGTGTAACACGTATTAACTTATCCAATCAAATCACCTTCAATTCCGAAATAGAGTTGTTGATGTACAGGAGTTGGGTCATCTTCGATTAGAGAATGGTGTGATAATTCACTGCGTACGTTAATCGCTGGCTTTGCAATTTCAATTGCGTTCTTGATAGCTTTTTGAACGTGTTCGTAGTGTGTTTCAGAATACCAACGGGTAGAGTTACAATTAAGACCACAGATACAAAGAACATCGTCTTTACGTGAACAATACGGAACTAACTCATCAGAAACAAAACCAACGAATCGATATTGTGTTTCACCATTCCATTTGCGTTGTTCGATATTCACTTCCACATACGCTGGTTCAAAATCATCTGGCACGAACCAAAGTTCATAAAACATATGATGTGGACCATAGTCAATAATTACACGTTCGTATTGTTGACCTTGCACCCATACCTTATTGGCGAACAATCGTGTATGCTCTGGTTTGTAATTGTGTTTACTCCACCAAGCCCAGATACTTGCATATGCATAGTCTTTATTTTCAAAACTAGCGATAAAACTACGTTTATGTTTTAAGCAATTACGCCATACTACTAATACTTTCATTTGCCCTCCTACAACACTATTACGTCTAACCATTGTCTTCCAAATTCAACTGCTTCTTCGTACGTATCAACAAATATATCTATAGCACCAGAGTAACCACCGCCAAATCTATCAGCTACTACATATTCTCGTCCATTGATAAGAACATGTGTGCCTAAAGGCAAATCGTCGCTTGCTACAGCTCCGACATATGGATATTCTCCATTGGCCATAACTCCACCAGTATGTGTATAAGCACTTACTTCCATTACCTGTGCATGTGCTACACTACCTAGTAAAGCTAATATACTAATTGCTAATACGAGTAATAATCTTTTCATATTTCCTCCTTTAACGAATATAACCGTATACATGGAAAGTAACTTATGGCTGAAAGGAGTTAAGAACCACAGTATTACTATCCCCAAACGGTCTGGCGGTCTCAACGGGATTTGAACCCGTAGTCTTCACCTTGACAGGGTGACGAGATAACCCTTACTCCATGAGACCATGTGGAAGCGGAGATGGGACTTGAACCCATACTATACGAGCTTATGAGACTCGTGTCTCTGCCATTGGACTACTCCGCAATATTGGTAGTGGTGCTAGGGATTGAACCTAGAATAGAAGAGTCAAAGTCTTCTGTGTTACCATTACACTACACCACAGCATGGTGCCGTTGGGAGGATTCGAACCTCCGAAGCTATAAGCGACAGATTTACAGTCTGTTGTCTTTATCCATCTTGACTACAACGACATGGCTCCTGAGAAGGGACTCGAACCCCTAACATTCTGGTTAACAGCCAGACGCTCTACCATTGAACTACCCAGGAATTAACTATATACAGCCAGACACCCTAGGTACGTCCGACCCTTAACGACAGTATATAAGTGCCGAATGGTGACCCGTGGGGGAATTGAACCCACCGTACTCGCTGTGAAAGAGCGATGTCTTAACCACTTGACTAACGGGCCATGTATAACGCCTGTCCTAACTGGGAAACCCTTGAGTAACCCAGTAGGTAATACCAAATCGTAATTCAGTATTAAGGCTCTGGAGGAAGGTATGAGATTTGAACTCATGATTGCTTTTTAGGCAATGCCTCTTTAGCAAAGAGGTGCAATAAACCTGGCTCTGCCAACCTTCCGTATATGGAGGAGAGTGTGGGATTCGAACCCACGGAACATTTCTGTTCGACAGTTTTCAAGACTGTTGCATTAATCCAGGCTCTGCCAACTCTCCATGTAACAGCCCAATAAAGGGCTGTACATCATGAATGATAAGTTTGGAGTGACTGCATATGTCATGCAGTATTATAAAAGTATTGTTGTAATGTCTGCCACGCTGACAACATCTAGCCAGACCCTGGCAAAACAGGAAATCCGTGGATTCGATAAGCGATTGAAGATTGATGATTGAAAGCTTAATACGAATGATTAATCTAGTTTAATGATTAAGGGCTTATAATTAAGACTTAAAGATTATAGATTACCACCCACGCTTGTATACTCATCTACTTACAAAGCGTTTAGAACATGCTGTTCCAACAAATTGATATGTAGTCCTTTTTATCAGAAAGGGTAGTTAGCTGTTTTCTAGTAAAGGTAGGTGCAGAAACAACTCACTGCGAACAAAGACACCTGGGCCATATTCAATGTTGACCGACAATACAACAATAAAAGTCTAATTAGTATTCAACCGTGATTTCTGTAACTTCGGTTGCATGACCTAAGATAGAATCAATTTCAGCTAAATAGTTTTCGATGTATTCTTTGAATGACATCAAGTTTTCAGCTAATTTATTAGGGTCTAATAATTCAACTGCATATTGGTCTCGCAGTTCTTTTTCACGTTCTTGACGAACTTTACCAGACGCTTGTGTTACAGCAGAAAATTCTTGGTATAAACGTTCTGTAACTTTATCATCAGCATGACGTTCTGCTAATTGATATTCTTTAGAGTTTTGCAATACTGCTCGTTGCATATCTAAAACTACTGTTTGAAGTAAGTCATTTAAGTACTTCTTGCGAGCAATCGCTGAAGCGAACGAAATGTTTTCTACTTCGTCAGATTGTTTATCAACACCAATAAATTTCTTGACCGATACTGTGTTAGTAGCATTGGCTTGCATGATAGCATTTGCTAACGCTTCACGACGTTTCAACTTATCGTTTAAAGATTGAAAACGTGCCTTTGCATCAGAAATCCAGTCTTTTTGTTTCAAACCGTCGATTACTGTTCTATTAGATGTAGCCACTGCTACAAACTTAGTAGAAGATAATTCGGCAATTTGATTATCTAACACTTTCTTTTGTGTTAATGCTTTTCTAATTGTCATTGTTTCTTTTACCATTTTGTATCTCCTTATTCACTAAATATTAACGTATAAGTGAAGTTGGATTGGCGTGGACTCCAGTGTTTCTCAACTTCTGTATTCATTATACCATCACAACTTCACCATGTCAACACTTAAATGTGAAGTTTTTGAAAATTTATTAACGAATAGGGCAAACGCCTTGTGAACACTCTGCTCTATCGTCTAAAATTTCAAATTCTTTGCCCATATTACGACTGCTTAATTCCATTGCATTTAGTAAATCTGGGTCAAATGGTTTCATTTTAGATTTGAGTTCTTCATATTCTTCCTTTGTACATTCCTCGTAAGGCATTAAAGGATAATACGTAGAATTTAATTCTAAGAATGTAACACCTAGCATATCGTCCCAATGGTTATATACAAAGTCTTCTACTTCTTCCCACTCATCTGGTTTAACAGTAATGGTATTAGAAGTATTCATATCTGTATAGAATTTCTGGAATAAGATATATTCTTTAAGCTGTTCCACCGCTGGAATGTCAGCTTTAGTCACTTCTGAAGGACTATGTACAGGGAAATCAATTACCAATGTGGTAGCTGTTTCCATGTCTTGTCCAACTTCTGGGTGGATTTGCCACCCCAACTCTTTAGCCGTTAAGGCTAATGGGTCATGTGCGTTTACACGAATACGTCTAATGAAGTATGGTGAATGTTGCCAATGTACCCCTGGTGATACACCATTCGCTACTAGACTTAATGACCCCTCTGGTTTCAACGCAGTCATAAGTAATGGAACAGGTGTTTTTAGTTCACTAGCAATATCTTCCCCAGCTTCATGGACGACATTTCGTAACCATTTAAGGATACCAGCTTTACCGCCAGCTCTCACAAATGTATTGTTAGACATTTTAGCAATAAAGTCTTGCCAACCTGTCATAGAACACCCTGTTAATCTATCACGATGATGTGCTACATTCCAACCTTCAAGTTCCAAATCTACGCAAGTCATGCGGTAGCCAGCACGAGCTGACAGGATAAAGGCTTCTTCTAAACCGTCCCAGTCAACATTACCTTGTTCATCTGCAAATGAAACCATATTAACTGTTGTTAAATTACAAACAGCATTAGGTGGTAATAAGACTTCGCCGCATGGATTGGTACCAGCAAAATCTGAGCGTCTACGTCTAGCTTCTGCTACATTAATGATTCCAGGTTCACCAGAATTACGAATAGAATTAAATAGTTCGTGAATTTTTTCACGACTTGGTTTTTCCTCTTGGAAAATACTGTTGTTACTCATGTATCTATGCTCCATGCCAGGCTGAATATTATCCTTAGCATGTACACATTCTTCATCATGTGGGTCAATAATAGCAATTTCTGCTGTACGCCTTACGCCGCCAACAACTACATTTTGCCCAATTAAATTGCATATATCTAAACAATGTATAGGACGTAATTTACCATTTACAGGTAATGAAGAGTATTTGCCACGTTGGATTACTTCGTGAATTTTTGTAAACATATCCATAATGGATTCGTAACCGCTTGCTGTGCCACCAAACTTAGAGAGTGTAGCACCTTTAACACGAATTTCGGTGTAATCAAGCATAATGTGACTAGGACCATCTGGTTCTACTAAACACAATAGATATGCTTTTAAAGCGTCAACCCAGCCTTCTTTGCTATCACCGATGTGAATGATACACATATCTCCGTCAGTTTCAACGTAAGTGTTTTCTCTACCTTTTTGTTTAGTAGAATGTTTGTTGTATTGGTGATGTAAGATAACATTCTGTCTAAAACGAGGTAACTCATTTACATCGCTAGGTAAGATACGTACACCAACACCAGTGCCAACCATTAACAGATAGAATAAATCGCATAATGACTTAATGCTATCAATTACCACAAAAGAGCAGTTAAAGTTAGCTAATTTAGTTTTTTTGCTTGCTTCACTACCACCAATCCACAAGGACCGACCACTAATGAATTGTTTTAAATTAAACATATTATCAAACAAACGCTGTGCTTCGTAAGCTGACGTTGGTGCTAAAGAACAGTTGTATTCAACAGCTCTAGCACATGTTTCTTTCCAAGTCTCACGTCTACCTTCTTCTGGAAACCAGCGAGAATATGTTCGATAATACACAAGCTTTGCCAGGTTCTCCATATGAGGAGGAAAATCTGGATAGCTTTTAAGGAATTCTTCTCTCAATAAGCTCATTCTTTATGATACCTCTCCACTAGCTCACACTCTTTTTGTTTCCAGAAATGACTTTTAGGACCTAAAATTGAATAAGAAAACTCATCTGTCTTTGGGTCATACTGGATTGATTGTATTGTAATGACACCCTTTGGTGTTTTCACTTTGTCATACATATTAAATTTTTGGACGCCCATATAAATCCTCCAATAATTTAACTAGCGTACGCAAGACAACGCCGAATGATACACCCCACACAGTAGGTACCAGCCATGTAATTAAACTATGTTCCTTCATAAAAAAGTAAGGGACAAAAGACAACCACGCTAGTAAACAGGCTATCACGCACGCTCGAATAAGAGGAGGGACTAGATTATCATATATCCAATACAATAAATCTTTCATACTCTATCTCCTATCTGATACGAAAAAATAACAGCATTATCGTAGATTACAATAAATGCCATATACTGTTCTGAAACAGCAACGAACAGGTTTGCCCCATACGTACGAGACAACTCCTGTCCTGTCCTGTAAGCTAAAGCTTGTAATTGGTTAAATACGTCCGACAAGTTTATCCTCTCCTACTGGTTGACGAGTAGCACGGCATACATTTTCGAATATTAGTTTTGAATCAAAATACATGCGTGATAAATGTTTCGCTGTAGCGTCAACGTAACGTTGAGATTTCTGAATATCAGACACTCTCTCCCATGCGTCTAATACATCTGGGTGTTGTGTAGATATTCTATCTCCCTCATTCACCTTTGTAGAAGATTCTCTACTTATCTTTGCTTGGAGTGCTTTAGCTCTACGTTCGTAGTCCATTAACGACTTGCCTAAATCGGCTGACACTTTTTCAAAGCTCGCTTGTAAAGCGGAAGCGTCTTTTAAAATAGCAAATGCCATAGAAGCGTCTGTCTCATCTAATGCGTCAAACGCCGCATAAATTTGTTCATAATTGTCATTCAACTCAGCAAGGTCATTAAACATACATTACTCCTTTGCTCTTGTGTTACCTTGGAAGTCCATACGTAGACGCTCAATAAATTCAATTGCGTCAGCTTCTGTAGAACAAGTTTTAATCGGTACTTGAAAACCATTAGGCAACATGCCTTTCACTTTGTATTCAAATACTTTATTGCGGTCTTCTTTGTCTGGAATGTTTGCTACATATACAGACACCACATCTACAAGTTTTTTACCATCTTCAGTTAAGATAATCATCTGATTCTACCTCTTCCTCATACATAATCTTTTCTATCTTACGTTCAACCATACTGGTCCACATACGAAGATAGATACAACATTCATCTTTAGACGCAACTCCTAATGTTAACGCTAAGTCAACAGTGTCAATAGGATTGTCTGTGCAAGAAGCTAAATCCTCCAAGCACAGACCTCCATCGGTTACATCTCTTAATTCTGTGATAAACACAATATCACTATCATGCTCATCATAACTTGATACCAACCACATCGTAGTTGATGGCTGATGTAAAATAACCTTATTCTTTTCCATGTACCATTTCTGGGTCAATGGCAAGAACTGTTAAACCTTTAGCGATAGCTAGAAGTAACACATCTTTGCTATCTTCACCAGCCCCTTTGATAATGGATTCGATTAATGCACAGCACCCCATAACCAATTCCACACCAGTAATATCTTTAATTTCTACAGATGAAGATGTCGCAAACCCTGTGCGTTCTTCGTTGATAACTGCTTTGAAACTTACAGATAAACCATTTTCTTTTTCATTTAGACGTTCTGCTGATTGTGCCATAATTTTTCTCCTTAATAAAAAACAGTCTGTCACAATATGGTCTTGAAATAACCACTATATCGCTATCATCTTGCTCAAAATACTTATGAACAATTTTGAAGCCTTTATCATCTACCTCATCGGCAACTGTTAGTTCTACGCCATTAATTAAAGCATGGAACAAATCTTGCCGAAGAAGATACGCAAAACCTTTGATGTGTATTACACCAGATTCTGCTTTTTTATACCATGTATCAGAGTTAACATTACGTTTCGATTCAATGGTATAGACTTTATCGCCAATCGTAGCTTTAATATCGCCACGCATTTTTTCTACCATCTCATCATTAGCTAATGCCTTGATAATATTGGCTGATTTTAACGCCCCAGACATTGGTACTAGATTAGCTTCTATTCCAATCTTTTCTAACCATGCGACTAACTCACGTTCAGCATTTCGACCATTACGACGATTGCTTTTACCTCGTTTACTAGCCGATGTTAGTTTTTTACCTTTATGTTCTAGTTTTCTTTTAAGTCTATTCTCCTCTTGGCGAGGAGACAAAATTGACTTGTCTTTAGGCGAATACAAACCGTAATTATCACATATCCAACACTGGTCTTTAAATGTTCGGCAATTTTTAATGACTTTGCAATTCTTCATCTTTGTCACTTAAAACTGCTAAACCAAGTAAACAATATACAATTACATCATATAAACGCTCTTTAGCGTCTGGTAATGTGGTACCATGTTGTAATAATGCTAGGTCATGCTTGTCTTTAAACTGCATACACGCTTTAAAAGCACCTTCTTTAGATACTTTTCCAAATTGACGTTCCGCACTTTCTTTAAATGCAGTTAATACATCATCTTGATTCGCATACTGTTTATTTTTCATCAAAAACAATTGTGCTATTTTACACAAATGATTTGAACACAAGCTATCAAAATCATCGATATTAATCGTTTTCATGTTTCGTTCCTTTCTCGCAAAACTGTGCAACGTTGCAGTATCTTTCACACTTAGTTCCTCCCCATGTTTCTGAATATCGGCATGGCGGCGGCATAGTATTTGTTTCTAATGCCTTTACTAAATCACCAGCCTTTTTCTTCATGTATCTTTCAACCCACACATCACTAATCTTATTAATTGGTACTAAATAACCAGGGCTAGTAATACCACGTTGTGTAGCAATATATGTATTGCCGTCACGTACAATTACCTCGCACACTAGATTAGCTACAGGTTTCTGTAGTTCCTTTTCTATCTTCATACGATAATCATTTAATTGGATTGCTAAATCAAGGCGATGTCTTGGCCCACCACTTCGAATTTCATTGCGAAATTTAGGTTGACCTTTCTTCGCACCAGTCTTATATACTTCGCCAGTTGGTACACGCTTTGTATATAACCCAAGTATTTTAGCTACTTTCCAACTTCCATAGGTTTTATTATCATATAGCGTTCCGCCATTTTCAGCTGAATAGTAGTCAAATGCACCAGTAGAAGTACCGTCATCAAGGCGAACTTCTGATATACCTTCATCATCTGTGTACTTTTCTAGGTAATCATGTACTTTTGTACCATGTAACATAAAAAGAGACGACTTAGGGTCAATAGCATATTCTTTTGTAATTTTGAGATAATTCTCTCGTGTTCCAGCAAGCAATTGTGTTGTGCTAGGTGTTCCAGTCCATTCACGTTGGTCAGCAAGAGCAATTAACGTACGTTTAGATAGACACCTACCAGCTGGGCAATATAACTCACCAGTATTTGGATTAACTTGTCCTTCTAATCTGCAAGCAGTTAGACATTCATCTATGCCAACTTCGTGACCGTCTGGACAAATATACTTTGTATATGGCATTGTTTTCTCCTATCTAATCTCTATTAATATTCAAAATCACGTGGGCCTACTGTCCAAAAACTATCGCTTGTAATGTAGTTACCATTTTTGTCTCGAAACAACTCCATTCCATCAATGGGCTTGGTTTGTTTTTCCTGGTTTTTATTATCTTGATGTTCTTGTGTCATCTTTTCTTCCTCATCTGCACTGTCACAATTATTTCCCCAATTCCTTATTGTTATCAGCCAATAGTAACACACATGTTTTGCCAATATCTGACTTCCTATATGCTGTACGAGGCTTATCTGGCAGAATATCTGTTATATTACCTTGACAATAATCCCAAGAGTAATTAGCACCTACTTGAACCACTGTGTTTTTTGGTAATGTTTCTAGTTTTTTTATTAATTGCCCTACTGTCATTGTTTTTCTCCCTTTACTTATAAGTGAAGTTATATGCGTGTTTAAATCTATTTTCTAATAACATTATACATCTTATAATTTGACTTGTCAACACTTATTAGTGAAGTTTTAATCAAATTGTTCTTCTAGCAAAGATGTACTGTTATTATATTTGAGTTCCATACGTATCGGACCATAGATACCATCACGAGCTTTCTCAACTTTCATACGAGTGATATTTTTTAACTCTTCTTGTTTCTGCAAAGAAAGCCCTGGCTCTTTTTCTGGACGCCACAACATAATAATAACGTCACCACTAGCTTCAATATCGCCAGTCATACGCAATAAATCCATGGTTGGTTCATTGTATGTATTGGCACCACGGTTTAATTGACTCAACATGACAAGGATAACATTGTATTTCTTAGCTAGTCCCTTCATTTTTAAAGCCTGTTCAGAAGCCCCTTCATACGTACTAGCACCCTTGAGATACGTAAAGTAATCAACAGCTACTATATCAACTGGACCACCTAATGTATTTTTTCTATTAAGAGCAACAATACGATGTTCAATCTCATCGATATTAAGGTTGTTATTATCGTATATCACAAGACGTTCTGATAATTTAGATTCTACTTGTGCAATGCGTTCATCGCCATTCATCACAAGTTCTCGCACATCGGCCAGACGGATTCGTAATATCTTAGCTATAATACGTTCCATAACCTTCCCTTTAGACATTTCCAAAGAAAAGAATACAGTCCGTGCTTTATTTTTAATTACTTGACGTAATAGATACTCAATTAACCAGTCTGTTTTACCAGCACTGGAATAAGCACCAACTATCATTACTTGGCTTTTAACCATGCCACCTATACATTTATCCAAGTTTTGGAAATGAGTTTTATATTCACCACGCATATACAGGTTCTTTAAATCAGAGATAGCTTCAGTAGTCGTCGAAGCTTCTTGAACTAATTCGTCAGTATCTTCTTGATAACTATCAAAAAAGTCTTTTAATTCTGCAAATTCACGATTCCAACGTTCACATAACTTCTTAATAATATCAGCTTTAAACAAAGGGTTAGAAACTGTTTTTAAGAAATCATGAGCTACGTCATATTCGTCCTCTTCTGATTTGCAATTATCTAACATGAGCCATAATACATACTTATCAATATGTATTTTTGGTAATGTACTTACATCAATACCAGCTTTTAAAGCGTCATTAAAGTCTTTCATGCCTTCTGGTAATTGCAAAACCCTAACTGCTATACGTGGTAAGATTTCACGGAAATAATCTCTAACACGTGGAACACGTTTAATACCTTCTGCATCATTATCTGGACAATAAATAATTGTAGGTATTTTTCTCAATGCTCGTGTTAACGTTCTTAACTGGTCTTTATGGACTTCGTTACCACAATAAGCTACTGTAGCTAACCCCATTTGGTGGCCGCTGATTGCGTCCATATAACCTTCAACCATATAAAGCTCATCTTTATTTTTAATTTTGATAGCTTGGTCTAGGTTATACAACAATGCAGATTTATCATACATGATATTATTTCTACTATTGATGTATTTCGGACTTTTATCAAACTGCCTACGAGCGATGGCAACAGGTTGACCATATTCATTACGGATAGGGATTACCAATGTATCATTGTCAAAGCCAAGTTCAAATGAAGAAATAGTTTCATCAGTAAAGCCACGTTTATGTAAATAATCAATGACTTTATCAAGCTGTCCTTTAGCTCTGTCAATAATAGCCCTATGTGTATCTTCCACTTTAACAGCCTTACGCCAATCTTCATCAGCGTCAATATTGATATTAGCTTCGTGTGCTAATTTTTTAATAGCCATAGTACGAGATATATCGTCGTAATCACTTACGAATTGAATTATATCTCCACCACTTTCACAAGCGAAACAATAATAACTGTTTGTTTGAGGATAGATAACTAAAGGGGTGCCTTCATCACTTCCATGAATAGGACATCTACCTTCGTACAAAGAACCTTTTGGTCTTAATTCTGTGAATCTGCCTATGTATTCTACTATGTCTATTTTTGTTTTTAGTAGGTTCTCTACACTCATATATACCTCACATATTCATTAACATATCAAAAGAAAATGCGTCGCTATGTTGCGTTTGCTTAGGCGTTTGTTGTTTTGCTTCTTGCCAACGTAACTCTGTTTGACGAGCCTTAGCTGATTTAACAACATCATATAATGTCATTTCTTGGTGGCCATCTTTTGATTCCAAGTAGTCAAATACGATACTAACAATATCTGGGTCTTGCTTGTAGAAGAACCCTCGTGTTAACCAAAATTGTTTACTCGGTTTACCACCTTGGAAAGCTTGCTCATTTGTGCATTTCCTAATATACAACAACGTTGTTTGTTGTAATTTTTTAGCGTATGTCATATATACCACCTCATTTTGCGATAATATATGTTACCTCATTCTGGCCATGCTTCTTTATATCGATGTCATCGATAGTTTGCACAGCAGAAAAGCTTGAACAAATAACATTTATTTCACTGTCTAAATCGTTGATATTTCTTACTAAGTTATTAATTAATTCTCTTACAGTCATTGTTGTTACCCCTTCACGACACCAAAATACACGTATAAAGCCGCAGTTTGTAATTTAACACCTTGTTCGCATTGAATTGGATTATGTAATCGTTTACTAGACGATACAATATATCCATCTTTGCTCAGTATGTCTAAATGAGTGTAGATAGTATTACGGGCCAGACCACCCATATCTTTACCCATTGTATCGATATTAATAGGGGAGCATTTAACCCCCCCAATTAATACACCGTTAGCTGTTTTAGCTTTCACATAACCATGTAATACAGCTGTCGTAGGTCCATACTGACTTAAAATAGCTGGATTGACTTGAATTACCATGGTGCGTTTTCTGGTCCAGCACCATGAGTTGCTACCCATTTGCTAGCCGCTTCTTTCATGTCTGGTTTTTGAGCGTTTTTAGCTAACCATTCGATATAATCGATTGGAATTTCAGAAAAATGTTTGCCATTGTGTTTCCCAAATGTCACAACAGGGTCTTCTCCTAGATTGGAAGCTTGTGTTGGTTCTGTATATACAGGTACATCGTCCCAATCTGATGAAGTTGGTTCCATAGTGTTTTCTGTTTTAGCAAACGTTTCTGGATATTCGTAACCATCTGGCAATGCCCATACTGGTAATTTAGGTGTTTTAAATTTACCTTTATCATCAGTTTGCACCCAAGTTTGACCTAAGCCATATAGGTATCGGCCAATACCAAATTGAACAGCCGCACGTTTAATGGCACCAGAAGCACCGCCTTTAATAGCTTCAAAATCTGTTAAGTTTGCTACATCTTGACGAGTAACTACTTTTACATTACCTTCTTCATCTTCAATGCGGAGAGTTAGAGTACATACAAAACCTTTGTAATCAGTGTGATTTCCTTGTTTATCTAACTTTGCGGACACACCCATGTCGATAGGTTGTAAATGCATATCCCAGTTTGCTGGACCTACGGCTTCATCTAATCTGTTCATTACACCACGAGCAGTGATATAAGCTAACACTTGGCAAGAACCATTTTTCACAAATTTTTGCGGACGCCACTCAACATCATCTGGGTGAAAAGGCTTTGCTAAAATGTCGAATACTTGTTTTACATAAGTTGAATCCATGTCATTCTCCTTGTCTAAAAAACACTTATAAGTGAAGTTATCTATAATAAAATAGCCAACTAAATGTCGGCTACATTACCATACGTTACTAAAGGACGAGTTACCTCGTATATAATACCACCTTTGGAAATACCAGAATCTACACCGCTATGGAGTATTTCAACAGCTTCTTCGAGTGTATCAATAGATGTGTCAAAATGATTTTCCATTCTTAATAGAAAGAACGTTTTGTTGTTCTCGCCCATTGTATCACCTCATCTTCTTTAAACCTCATAATACGAGGGCTTAAATGATAACAGGGTAAACCATGACGATAAACAAATCGCCTGACTTGTTCTTCTGATACTGATAATAATTTTGCTATATCTTTTGTTTTTATCAATTCCATTTTACTAACCCCCTTTGTTGTTTCTACACTTACTATACACCTAACACCACTTATATGTCAAGTATTGTGTTGAAAATTTTTTGACAAATTTTGATATACTATATATGAGGTGATAATATGGCAAAGCGTAGAGGTAATCAAGACGGCACATTTTACCAACGTTCCAATGGAACTTGGTGTGGACAAATAATGATTAATAATAAACGTTATACAGTGTACGCCAAAGGTATACAAGAATGTAGACGTAAACTTAGAGATAAGATTAATACATTAGAAGAATTCAAATCGTCGTCTATCTTATTTTCCAAATACGCAAACCACGTAATACAAGACCAATTATCGAAGCAACTAATTAAGGCTTCTACTGCCAATGTAAAGAAAAGTGTTGTTCGTCGATTTGTAGAAGCGGTGGGTGACATGCCATTAAATGATATTAACAAAGATATAGTTAATACGTTTACAGCTCATCTTATTGGTAAAGGTTGTACTCGTAATACAATTAATACATGTGTTGGAGGTATATTATCAATTATTAATGTCGCATATCAAAACGAATTGATACAATTCCCTATACATACATCTCTAATCAATAAAGGCCCTCAACAACGGAGACAGAGAGAACTGCCAGACATTAATGATGTGAAGGATATTATCGAAACATACAAAGATAAAAGAAGATTATTTTTGTATATACTTTTATATACAGGTTTGCGTGGCAACGAAGCTATCGTGTTAAATTGGGGTGATATCGATTTTAATAGTTATAAAATATATGTCAATAGAGGGTACGCTAAAGTCAATGGCGAATATATTGTATCTTCTCCTAAATCAAATCGTATTGGAGAGTTTGTACAATTTTCACAAACACTATATGATATATTCCAACAATACCAACCTGGTAATGGTAGTATATTCCCATACACTACAACAAGATATACACTCGACAATATAAGACAATCATTTAAAAACAAATTAGCTAAATACGGCTATAAAGGTGGACTACATATGTTACGCCACCTACATGCCAGTATCTTGTTGAATAATAATATAGATTTAAAAACGATACAAAGTCAATTAAGACATCAGAATATAGATACAACAAATAAATATCTACACGAACTGAAAAACGATATACGGGAAAGTATAAAACGTTTACGTTTCTAATGCAGTATAATTGCAGTAACCATATCTGCAAAGCCAGATATTATCTAAATAATTGATTAAATCTTTAAAATCATGTATAATTTTAAAGATATGAATGATGTGAAAATTGTACAATACAATTAAACTTTCACAAGCGAAACAACAGAGGTGAATTATGACATTTTTAGAAGAAGTACAACGTCGTCGTACGTTTGCTATCATATCTCACCCGGATGCGGGTAAAACTACATTAACAGAAAAATTACTTTTATACGGTGGTGC